CCTAAACATGGCACAAATAGCATAGGTATAGGAACTGCAAGTTATCAAAAACAAATTTTTATTGATGGTTCAAATGGCAAGGTTGGTATTGGGACACAATCTCCTAATACTACTTTAGTTTTAAAAGGTAGTAACTCTAATCAGTTACATTTTGACCCAGCTAATGCTTCAATTTATAGTAATACTTCTGGTTTGTACTTAAGTGCAAATAGTGGAAGTTCAGCATTAATTCTTGGTCATAGCGGTGCAACTCCTACATTATCTGCTAATAGTGGTGGTAAGATTGGAATATCTGCTAATGTTGGAATTGGTACAAACTCGCCTAGTGATAAATTAGAAGTTTATGAAAATGGAGCTGATACTACTATAAGAATACATGAAGATGCTGGAACACATAAAGCACAATTACATCTTAGGAGTGGTGGTAATGATGTAAAACTATATACAAGTGCAACTGATAATAAATTTCATATAGATACAGAATCAGTTAGTAAAGCATTTACTATATTAACTGATGGCAAAGTTGGTATTGGTACTGATAGTCCAAGTCAAATTTTTAATGTTAGAGATTCTGCAAATTCACTTGATTTGTTTTCTATAAGAAGTACTGGTTCAGAAACAAGAATTGGTATTGGTAAAAGTAGTGCTAGTACTGCAATAGATTTTAGTACATCTTTACCAAATGGCGGTGGTACAATACAAAATATTTTTAGAAATAATTTTATTAACAATGTTAGAACTGGTAGCCACAATGGAAGGCTAGTATTACAATCTAATAATGGAATAAGGATAGCTGCATACAATGATAATCCAAGTGGTAATAGTTATGGATTAGAAGTAGTACATACTCGGTCTAGTACAAATAATGATGCTATTTTAAATGTAATGAAAAATGATGATACTTCTTTATTTAAAATTACACCATCTTCTCGCATGAGTTTATCTAACAATGATGCTGGTGTTGATAATACCACTTACGGAAAAGAGGCTGGAGATTCCATACAAAGTGGCGGTAATTACAATACCATGCTTGGCAGAACTGCGGGTAAATTATTGACAACGGGAGATGAAAATTGTTATGTAGGTACATACGCTGGAGTTTACAATGTAACTGGTAGTCAAAATACTGCTATTGGTTATCAGTCTCAAGCTGGAGCAAGTAATAATAGCCATTCTCATAATACATCAGTAGGAAAAAATTCATTAAAAAATATCACAACTGGCAATTTAAATTCCGCTTTTGGAAACGATGCTGGAGATTCTGTTACTAGCGGAGAAAAAAATGTTTTTGTTGGGGCAGAGTCAGGTCAAAGCATAACAAGTCAGAGTAATTGTACGTTTGTTGGGTATGAAGCTGGTTATAATGCTCAAGTATCAAACACTACTGCAATAGGGTATCAATCTCTTACTGCTTTGACATCGGGAGCAAATAATACTTCTTTAGGTGCTAATTCAGCAGATGCCATAACAACTGGCTCTAGCAATGTAGCATTAGGGTTTAAATCATTAACTAATGCAACTACTGCAAGTCATAATATTGCTATTGGTGTTAATTCAATGGAAAATATTCCAGCTGGACAAGCAGTATCTAATACAGTAGCAATAGGATTTGAATCTTTAAAAGGTTCAGGTGCTACTACAACTGCAATTAATGGAATAGTTGCTATTGGATTAAGTTCATTGAGTGCTATGACAACGGGTGCAAGGTCAGTAGCTATTGGATATCAAGCTGGTCTTACAGCGACTACGATAGATTATACAACAATAGTTGGTTATCAAGCTGGATTAAAATTATTAGATTCAACGCATAATACACTAATAGGTTATACATCAGGTTGGAGTCTAGGTTCAGATCAAGCTGATAACAATACTTTTGTAGGCACTGGTGCTGGTTCAAGTGGAGACTTTACTACTACGAATAACAATACTGCTAATAATAATGTAGGTATTGGTAAATCTGCAATGGGTGGTAAGCAAGGTTCGGGAAGCGATTTTAATTTTACTGGTCATTCTAATGTTGGAGTTGGAATGGAAAGTTTAAAAGTTGTAACAAGCGGTCAAGAAAATGTAGCATTGGGTTTTCGTAGCGGTAATAATATAAATACTGGGGATTCTCATGTACTAGTTGGTAATGCAAGCGGTACAACTTTGACTAATGGCAGACGATGTACAATCATAGGTGATGAGTCTGACGTATCTGCAAGTGGTGCATTAAATCAAATTGTTATTGGTCAAGGACAAACTGGGGTAGCAGACAACACTGCAATTATAGGTAACTCAGCAGTTACTGATGTGTATATGGGTGACAATGGATCGTCTTGGAGTACTACATCAGATGGTAGATTGAAAGAAAATATTGAAGACTGGTCTACTGGTTTAGATGCAATAAATAAACTGCGAGTAGTAGAATACAATTTTAAAGAAGATAACCCGTATAAGTATGACCACAAGAAAAAACGTCAAGGTATCATAGCACAAGAGGCTATAGAAGCAATACCTGAAATGATTAAAGATGATGGTGAATGGTTATCCGCTAACCAAGAACCAATGATTTGGGCATTAGTGAATGCTGTACAAGAATTGACAAAGAAGGTCAATATGTTAGAAACTAAACTAAATAAGGAAAACTAAAAATGGCAGATAAGTATACAAAAAAAGCTGTTGAATCTTCAGAAGGTGCTCCAGCAGATGCTTGGAAAGATACTCCAGTTGAAAAGGAACATCAACCAGCTAAAGTAAAATCTGAAGTTTCATATAGGCAACTTGAGCAAGAAGTAGCAATGATTGATGCTGAGTCTAAAAGACTAGCTGATAGAAAAGCTAAACTTGTTGCTGAAATGGCTGAAGTCAAAAAAGCAGTTGAGGCGTAATGAAAAATAACTTATAACTGCTCATTCATTTATTTGTTTGGGCAGTTATATAATAATGGAAGATAGTATTTGTGAAAAAAGATTATACAGATGAAGCAAAAATATTATTAATAGTTGTTATAATCTTTTATGTTTTAATTTTTGTTGCATGTGATGGTAGTTGGAGCATTGCAGGGTACGAAATATGAGTAATGAAAAAAGTTATTCTTCACAAACAGCGAGAAGTTACAAGACAAGATTGGTTGATGATAATTTTTCTATTCATCTTAACATTAAGTGGCTTTTACAAATTTGTGTTGCCATTTCTGGTATTGTTTATGGATACGTACAAATTACAAATCGACTTACAAATCTTGAGCGAAGAATGGAACTTGCTGATAGCAGGATATTAGAACTTGTAAATCAAAATATGTTAGATGAACAAAGAGAGCGTGAAGCAATGGAAGAAAGAATTAGTTTTTTTGAAAAAGAGCTTAACCTAAATCCTTTTTCGTGGAAACGCAAAAGTAAAAAGAAATGAAAATAATATTAAAATACTGTGCAGAATGTGGTCAACCAATAGAAGACAATGATAGTTGGTTATGTGAAAAATGTAAACCATGAAAAATGTAGACGAAATATTAGAAATTGTTATACGAAGTGAAGAAAGATTAAAAACTATTTTTAATCGTGTAAATAAAATAGAAAAACATTTGTCTGATCTTAATGGTAAAGTTGCAGAACATGAAAAATTTAAAATACAAATTAAATCTTATTGGATTGTAATTTCAGTACTAACCCCACTATTAATTACTTTACTTATAAACTTTATGTAACCCACGATACGCAGTCTTTCTTAATAAATAATAAGGAGAGTTATGCAAAACATAATTGCAAAAGTAATAGAGAGGGAAGGTGGCGATAAGCTTACTAAAGACCCTTCTGACCCAGGTGGTACTACTAAATATGGTATTAGTCAACGAGCTAATCCTGATGTAGATATTGAAAATCTTACATTAGAACAAGCTATTGATATTTATAAAGATAAATATTGGCATCCATCTAGAGCAATTGATTTTCCAAAACATCTTATGGATATGTATTTTGACATGTGTGTTAATTTTGGTCAATTCAAAGCAGTTAAAATTGTACAAGAAGCAGTAAATCATAAGTCTAAAAACACACTAAAAGTAGATGGTCGTATTGGTCCAAAAACTTTAGCAGCAGTACAGACATTAGAGTTAAATAGATTGAGATCATTTAGAATAATGCATTATGTAAAAATTTGTATGGCAAATAAAAAATTAATGAAGTATTACTATGGTTGGTTTCGCAGAACAATGCACATATAAGGATATATATATGCCAAATCAAAATACAACACCGCACATTGTTAAAGATGGTGATGGCAATATTATTGGATGTCCTTTTTGTGGTTCAAGAAGTATACGCAGAGATGGATTTGATTATAGAGCAAAATCTAAACGTCAACGATGGTGTTGTCGTGCATGTAATAAAAAAACATTAACACCAAGAATTATTGAAGAAAATCCATTTGTTGTAGAAAAATTAAAAACTGAAGATATACCTGTAGAAGAACTAATAGAACACAGATTAAAACTTTATAAACAAAAACAAGTAGCTAAAGATAGTAGAGAGTTAATTAATATTGATATTAATATAACTGGACCGATTGGTATTGCACATTTTGGTGACCCGCATGTTGATGATGATGGTACAGATTTATCACAAATTATTGCTTATAGTGATGTAATAAATAAAACAAAAGGAATGTTTGCTGGTAATCTTGGAGACATTCAAAATAATTGGATAGGAAGACTTGCAGTATTGTATGGTCAACAATCTACATCAGCTAGAGAATCTTGGAAACTTAGTGAATATTTTGTAAATAAACTTGATTGGCTTTATTTAGTAGCAGGAAATCACGATGTCTGGTCAGGTGATGGTGATCCTTTAGAATTTATTATGCGTGACCACAGAGGTTTATATGAGCGTTGGGGTGCAAGAATGAATTTACGTTTTCCAAATGGTAAACAAATTCGTATAAATGCTAGACACACTTTTAAAGGAAATTCAATGTGGAATACTGCACATGGCGTAGCAAAAGCCGCACAGATGGGTTGGAAAGACCATATACTTACTTGTGGTCATACACATGTAAGTGGCTATCAAGTATTAAAAGACCCAGCTAGTGGTCTTATTAGCCATGCATTACAAGTAGCATCGTTTAAGATACATGACAGTTATGCAGAAAAACTTGGACTTGATGATAAAAATATTTTTAATTGTCCAGTAACAATTATAGACCCACGATATGAAGATAACGACAATAGATTAATTACAACATTATTTAATCCAATTGTTGCATCAGAATATTTAACCTATTTACGACAAGAGTATGATGCAAAATAAATCAATACATTATGAAGAAGCAAACACAGATAATGAGTTTGAAATAGATTGGGATAAGGTATATGGTATGGATCAATGGAGTAGAAAACTAATAAGTGAGGGAAAAATAAAACCTCCAATGAAAAAAAAACATGGCTAAAACAAAAATATTAGACATAGAAGAATTTGAAGGTGGTTTAAATAATCACGCTGACCCAAGAGACATTGCTCAAGATGAACTTGCTTTGCTTAGTAATTTACTTACTACAAACAAAGGAGCAATAAAAATTGGTTACAGCATATCTGATGTATCTACACCTGCAGATTTAACGTTAAGTGGATTAACTGCTGCAATGAATGGCAGAAATATATATGTATATAATAGTGATTTTAATTCGTCTAATTCAGAAGGTGCTAGTACCTATATTTTATTTAGCAATGGAATAAAATTATATCGACTAGAAGGAAGTACTTGGACAGAAATAACAACGTTTACTGGAAGTAGTCAAAGTTTAAATCCTTCTGTAGTAGTATACGATGGAAACTTAAGATATAGTGATGGTTCATTTTTACGAAGTTCATCAAGTCCTTATTTAAATAGTAATACTACAATGTTCTATGGACAACTGCGTAGAAAGTATTTTAATGCAACTGTTAATAATGTTACATCAAAATCTGTAAAAGCTTCTATAATTAAACCAACGAATGGTAAGGTCAATTTTAATAAAAGTGTTGAAATATTGGCAAATAGACCTACGCAAGGCACATTAGGATTAGAGGTTAATGCTATCAAAAATGATGTGTTGGAGGCAAATACATTTGGAGATTCAAATCCAATTACAGTTCAAGATCAAAATGTTACATCTTCAGAAGTTGAACGCCAATTAAATTTTGCAGAATTGGGAAGTATTGTTGCAGATGTAACAAATCAAGTAATGAATGATATTTATGGTACAGTGTATACAGAAGCACAATTACAAAGTGTAAATAGTCCTAATTCACAACAATTTATTACTTCAAGTATTATTTCAGGTATAAATCATAATGCATATAGAATCGGAACACAGTCTAATGCAGTAGCATTTAATTATTTTTTTATAAGCGTAAATCCAAAAAACTATAATAGCATATGGGGAAAAGATTCAGAGTTTAGTAGCACAGTTGCAAATAAAAGCATACGAATACGAGGTAAATTTGCACAATATAGTAGCAGTTCTTGGAGTCAAGCAAATTTTTCTTTAATGGATTTTGCTCCTGTTATTCATAAAGTAAATGCGGATGGTACTATTGGAAGTGAAATATCAATTATATCAACTGATAATGATAATAATTTTAAAAGAATACATTTTTTTGATAGCGATGAAACCACAATATACAGAGTTGGAATTAGAACAAATACTGCTGAAATAATTGAAATAACTGAAATAGAATTAAAACATCATTTAGCAACCGTATCAGATGATGCGACTAATTTAAAACATTTAAAAACATCTGTTAGTGGTGTTTCAAGTTTTAGATTAGAAATGGATGCTTTATTTAATACTGCTTTTCAAACAGCAGATAATTTAATTGCAGTTAAAATTGCAGTTCCTACTTTAAGTGCAATAGGTAGTATTGATTTTATAACAACTAATAATGACAACTATAGTTCAAGTAATAATAATTTAATATTTACTTTAGGTGCAGATTGGATTTCAGAGAATAAAGGTATGGGTTGGCAAGATGTTATTATTGATTTAAATAATATTGCTAATATAGAAAACAATCCTGTAATTGGACAACTAGCTGACTTTGTTATTCGTGTTAATTATTCTGTTAATACAACAGAAACTTCTATAGCAATTGATAGCATTAATCAAGTAACCGATAATAGAGGTAGTTGGAATGGTAATTATAAATTTTATTATAGCTGGATATACGATAGAATTCAAGAGTCTGGTTACTATGAGTTTCAAAATCAATTAAATGGAATTTATTTACAAAACGAAAGAATAAATGTTAAAGCTTTAATAAAAGAATTATCAAATGGTGGATTTGGAGACAGAGCAGAGCGTATTACTGGTGCAAATGTATATTACAAAGAATGGGATAGAGATAGGCAAGAAGATAAATATGATGACCCTTTTCTTTTAATTAAATGCGACTTTGAAAAAGGTGTATTAAAACATCAAGGTACAAAATTATTTGGATGGAATTTAGGTAACGTTGCTACAGATCATTACACGCATGATGCAATACAATTTATAGACCCTTCTTTAAGTAGTACATATAGCATATCAAGTGGCTATGAATATAATCCATTAGAATCTATTGAAGAAATACGTTTTAAAGCATTTACAAATCTTAACAGAAGAATATACTACGGAAATGTAGACATATTATGGGAGAAGTTTGAGGGTGAAACTAATTTTAAACGCAACAGATATCAAGATAGAGTATATAAATCTTTATCTAATAAACCTGATATTATACCTAGTTACAATTATTTAGATATAGATATAAACGATGGCGATGAAATAACTGCATTAGCATCGTATGCTGATAGACTGCTTGTTTATAAGCAAAACATGATGTATTTAGTAAATGCTACACAACAAGTAGAATATTTAGAAGATAAGTATATGCATAAAGGTGTTGCTAGTAATCGTGGTGTAGTTGAAACAGATATTGGTATAGCCTGGGTAAATACATTTGGTGCATATCATTACGATGGTGATAATGTAAAAGAATTAAGTAAAAGTAAATTATTACAATCTGTTTTTAATACAGACGTTGGCAGCAATCCTAATATTGTTTACGAACCTAAACTACGTCATTTAATTATTACAAATAGCAATGGTACAAATGGTTATGTGTATGACCTTAATGTAGAAGCCTGGGCAAAAACAACTAGTGGACTAGGTAGCAAAAATTATAACATGGTTTATTACACAGATAAAGTATTAAGTGCGGTTGAAGCTAGTGGTAGTGCTGATTTTAAAGAACTTAATATTTCTAATGCATCGAACGAATCAATGATATATGAACTTAGAACAAAAGATATATCATTTGGTAGTGTTGGTACTCGTGCAGATGTAAAAGCAGTTTATATAACTTATAAAGGTACAATAAGTAGTAGTGCTAGTGTTACTGTACAATACTATAAAGACAAAGGTTCTTCTCCTAATGCATTTACAGGAGGTACACTTGCATCATCAGCAAGTGGATTTACTACTGCTAAACTGATACCAAATCCTAAATCAGGCAGTAAAAAAATGCATACAATACAATTACGAATTACATCTTCGGGTAGTGGTGGTGTCGGATTTAAAGATTTTGAATTACATGATTTATCAATTGTTTATAGAGAGAAAACGATAAAATGAGAAATAAAAAATTACTGCGATCACAAAGACATATGTCACAACCTATTACAAATAATATACAGAACAATCCACAAGAAAGTATTGAGGTTGGTCTTACTGGTTTACAAAAGACAGTTATATATAATGGTAAAAAATATAAAGTGGATTTAAAGGAAGACTAATATGGATTATAGAAATATAGCACAAGGTGGTTTATTTAAAGCACAAAACAAAATGGATAAAGCTGAAATGAGTGCTAAAAAAGCTAAACAAAAAACTAGACAAATTGAAGAAATAAATACGTTTCTTGCTTTGCGTAAAGTGCAAAATGATAATTTTAAAATGTTTAAAGAACGATACAATAATTTGTTTAGTAGTCCAGAGTTTGAAAATATGGTTGATAAACTTCCTTCAGCAAGAGAAATGTACGAAGGTGGTTCTGTTCAATTAACAAAAAATATATCAATGAATTTTGAAGAGCTTGAAAAAGCTAGAATGTATAAAGCATTGCAAAATGAAGAGTTAGATAATATTTTAAATAAATTATCAAATATAGGAGAAGATGATGGCTGATATAACTTATAGACAAGGTATGATGTTTGATAGTGATGATAATCCTATGATGGGCAATAAAAATATGCCAATGAGTCAAACAATAAATAATAATGTAGAACCTGAAATGCGTACAAATGAAACAAAAGGACAAACCAATAATCCTAATGCATTAATAAATATGTTAGGTGATACAGAAGAAATGAATAAATATATTAATTATGGTGCTGCTGCTTTAAGTGCATACAATATGTTTAGCAGAAATGAATCTTATGACAAAACTATAAGCAATTTAGAAGATGCTTTAGGTGAATTGTCTCAAGCAAAAACTACAATTGGAGGTCAGCTTACTTCTGATTTAGATAAAATAAACACAGACCTAAGTGAATTAAATCAACTAAGTGCAGTAAGTATGTTGCAACAAAATAAAAGTGAGTTTCAAAAACTTTCTGATGCAAGTACAGATTTTGGAATGGGTCAAATATCTAAAGTAAAAGATGATTTATTAAGCAATATAAATCAACGTTTAAAAACAACATTTGATACTCAAAAATCAAAGGCAGATGAAATGATTGATAGAAGTATAAGTACTGCTCGTTCTGCAACTAATAGAGTAAGTGCAAGTATGGAACAGATTAAAAATGAAATTAAACAAGTAGAAGATGCTAAGAAAAATCAATTAAGAAATACTGTTACTGATATAGCAGCATTAGCATCTACTTTTTACGACCCAACTGGTACAACTGGAAGCGTTATAAAGTCTACTAAGTTTAAAAATAAATATTCTTAGGAGATAGTATGAGTGAATTATTAAATAGCTTGAATAGACAACTTGCATTAGAACAGGCTAAAAAACAAAAAAATCAAAATATGTCTGTTAATCTTTCTGATGTTATAAGCATGGCATCTAATAACGATAAGATACTTAGCAGTACAATAGAAGGTGCATATGAAAGTGTTAAGAATATAGATACAATAGAAAACTTTAATGCTCAAATAAAACGATTAGAAGAGTTTAGTAAAGACGCTGTACTTAAAGAAACTAAATCATTATTTAAAATTGGTATAGCTGACTTAAAAAGAGCAAAAGATTTTACTGTACAACGTAATACATTTCAGTCTGGATTCTTAGATCAAGTAAATAGTTTAAAAGATGACGATGATGTAGAAGCAGTTAAAAGTCTAACTGATAATCTAAATAGTGGTATAAAATCAGGATTTTACAATACTGAGTCATTTAAAATTGCACAAGACGCTTTTAATTCAAAGCTTGAAAGTTTACAAGAAATAGACGCATTTCAGGCTACACAAGATTTTGCTAGTAATTTAGGTAAATATGTTAAAGCGGGTCCTCAAAAAATCGCTGATGAACAAATAAATGCAGTAGGAAGAGGTGCTGATTTACAAACGCTTAGAGATTTAACTAGCGATTTTACTGCATCAATGGATAAAACAACAGAAGCATTATCTAAGTTAGGAACAGATGAAGCAGTCACTGCACAAAATGAGTTTTATATAAAAGACGAAGGATTTCATCAAGGATTATCAGGAGTAAGAAATACATTATCTACAGGCAATATGAGTTTAACTACACCTAATCTATATACTTATTTAGAACAAAAAGCAGTTAATTATAGCGGTCAATATGGTGGTGATACAAAAGACACAAAAGGTTTATTTAATGTAGAACAATTATTTAAAGACCAAATAGAATTAATTGATAGAATGATGTTAGAAACTAATCCAGATGCAGAATCGCAAAGATTGTATAAAAGAGATATAGATATTATTAAAGACCCAAATGATTCAGACCATAGGTTTACAACAATACAATTTTTAGAAACATTAGAAGATGGTTTTGCTAAAAATAAAAACGCAAACAAAGTTGTTTTTAGGGATTTAACTAGAATTATAAAAAATAGATTAAACAATATATATGATAATGCAGAAAAAGCTTATGGGTTTGGTGGAAACTGGGGTAAATCATATACAAAAACTATTGATGATGGAATGAAAGAAGTTCAAAAAGAAAATGTAAAGTTTTATTAAAGGTTTTATTAAATGCAAAGACAAATACTACAATCTCCTCTATTAAATTTTTTAGGTGACATACAACAAAAAGCAGAAGAAAATAGACAAGCTAAAAATTTATTTTCTATTGAGTTTGACCCTGACCTAGCTTTTGGTAAAGAAGGAAATAAACAGTTTATAAATCGTGGTTACTTAGATGCCGTAAATCAAATCATTGGTGAACAAGGTTTGCCAAAAGTAAAGTTTGATAAAAAATCAATATTTACTATTAATAAAACAGTACAAAGTAAAGACCTGGACGATTACAATTTGATTTATGACATGGTAGAAAATCAATTAAATCAAACTTCTAGATGGAAAAACAATGTACCTTTTATTGCAAAAGAAAAAACTGTAAGTGCTTGGACAAATCATATGTACGGTTTGTTACGAGGTTCCCAAAAACAAATAAATGGTTTTAATCAAACACAAGAAACCAAAGATAGACTCAATGAATTGTATTTTAATTATTTTGAATTATTAAAACCTGATATTAACAGATATGCAAGAGAAGAGTTTAATCAATTTGAAAATTCAAAAAGAGATGGGGTTTCAAAAGGATTTGTTGATTTACAAGCAAGTTTAAGTGCAGGAATAGAATTAAACGCTGGTGATTTATTTGATACAGATTTTGGAGCATGGGCTGAAGATTTAAGAAAAAAATCTGAAGATATGTCTGAAGCACAAGGATTTGGTTCTATGACAACAGAAGAATTATTTCAAAGTGGTGAATATGTACAATCAGGCATAAGTTTACTTACAAATGCTTGGTCTAGTTTGCCTCAACAGTTGCCTAGTATATTTTCTTCTGTAACTGCAGCAGCTGGTTCTAGGTTTATTGGTCCGCTTGCAGCAAGAGGTGGTGCATTAACAACTGCTTTAGGAGTAGGGTATTTACAGGAATCAGGTAATTTTATTTTAGATGTAACAGAAGAATATCACAAAGCAAGAAGTAGAGCAAAAAGATTAAAAACTACTATGCTTGATCCTAATAACCCTCAATATAACCCTAAAAAATTTCAAGAACTATTTGGTGTAAGCATAACTCCATTAAATACAAAAACTATAGACCAAATGACAGATGATGAAATACGTCAAGCATCAGAAGGTATAGCACAAAGATATGGTGTGTATAGTACGTTGTTAGAAGCAGGTAATACAGTTGGTGATGCATTTTTAGGGAAGTACACTAGAACATTAAGAACTATTAATAACAATAATCCTAAAGCAGTAGCAAAAGCGTTTTTTAAAAAAATGTTTAAAAATCCTTACGTTAATCAATCTGCATTAGAAGGTGCGACTGAAGGATTACAGGAAACTGTATCAGAAATAATGAAACAAGATAATATTCCTGAGTATACTTTAAGTTGGGCTAAAATAATGGAATCTGGTGCAATTGGAGGAATATTTGGTTTTGGTCAACAAACTATTTCTAGCAACTTAATACCGCCTGCTAAAAGCATTAGTGATATAGAATTATCTCCTGAAGAAATCGCCAGTCAGCGAAGAACTACAACAGAAATGTCTGTTGAAAGAGCTTATGATAAAGAAATTATTGTAGGTTTTGCTTCTAATCCAAATGCATTAGAGCAAATTGCTGAAAGACATAATACAAGCATTGATAAAGTAAGAACTAGAATGTCTGAATTAAGCGTTTTAAATCAATTAGATATATCTAATGCAAAATCAATCTTAACAGAGGGAACATCTATATTAGATGATTATGGTTGGGATAATCCGTTTCCAGTTATTAAAGAAACTGTTACAGGCACAGGGCAAGATATAGATGATTTAGGTCAGTTACCTGATGAAGGTACGTTTTTTAATGAACCTACTATGCCTGAAGATGTAGAAGCTGGACTTGGTTTAGATTTATTAAATGGTAATCAAGAAATAGCTGTTGAGCAACGAGAAATAAACCGCATTGATGAGCAGATACAAAAACTAAATGATGATGATAATGTAAACAATATTGCTTCAAATGAAAAACGAGCAAAGTTGTTAGAGCTTAATCAAAAAAGAGAAGAATTATTAAAATCATTAGATAGAGGAACAATACAAAAAAATCGTGAAAAAAAGATAATAGAAAAACAACAAAAAGAAAGCAATGCTCCTGTTATAGGACAAGAAGTAATTATAAGAACTCCTGTTTTACAAGGCACAAAAGGTAAAGTTATTGGTACATTAGAAAAACAAGGTAGAAACAATATTATGGTTGTATCTACTTCTATGGGAATGAAAAAAATTAAAATAGATAATTTGTCTTTTATTTCTCCAACTGATAACATTACAAATTTTCAACAGTCATTAAAAGGTTTTAAGCCAACAAAGAAAAAACCTGTTGTACAACCTAAACCAAAACCTCAACCAACACAAAAATTATCAACTCAACAAATACCTCATACTGTACCTGAAAATAGTGGAATGAAAAAAAATCCATTTGAATTTGCAAGAGCATTTGAAAATAGACCTTTTGATGTTTCTATTTTAACAAAATATGCTTTATCAACTATTGAATACAATACAGAAACTTCTATACAAGATGCTAGAAGATTAATACAAAAATTAGAAAATTTTAAAGTAGGTCCAGGTACTTCTATAGAAACAGTAAATCAAGCTAAGTCAAATGCATTAGAGCTTAAAAAAAGATTGCAATTAAAAACTAATCAAGATGAGGGAATTGATAATTTTATAGACCCTGAAAATCCTGAAGTAGGCAGAACTATAGAACCATCTATAGATGATTTAGAAAATTTAATTGTAAAACCAGCAGATAAAGATACTCCTGTTACAAATGAAGTAATTACAGATCAAGAAGCAAAAGACATTGTGCTTGGCTTTACAGGAGAAAATGTTAATGAATTATTTGATGAAGATATTAACGATATTGTACCTGATGATGATGATATAACACTTGATAATCGTAAAGATATTCCAACTATACTATACACAGGCAAAGCAAAAAAGAAATTAGATTCTAATTTTCAGCGTTTATGGAACACAGTAAAGAACATGAAAAAATTAGATGACACTGCATTTGGTGCATGGGTTGATAAGACTGACCCTATATGGGAAAAAACAGTATATGCAGAAAACTGGAGACTATGGTCTGAAGAAAAATTAAATACAAGTCAATTTAAAAAACATTTAGAGCAGTTGTATGGGAAAATATCTCGTGGTGCAGGTGATGTGTTTGAAGATTTAACTACGCTTGATGATGATTTTAGAGGTGCAATACAAGAAAGTATTGAAGCAATAAGAGAAAATACAGAAGTATTGGAAACAGAATTAGAAAATGAGGCTATTAGCGTAAAAGATTATTCTAAGATTGCTAGTTCGTTTTTTACTCGATATAATTTTAGAAACTTAACTCCTGAAAAAATGCAAGCAATTTATGATGCTGGTATAAAGTTAATAGAAACAGACCCACAAAATGCATACGAAGGATTATTAACTGCTTTAAGTAGTGAAGAGTTTGATCTTGTTACACCAGAAGGACAGACACTTGGTGAATTAGTATTAACAAACGAAACACCAAGAAGGTTATTTAGAAGGTTTTTTAATGCAATACATCCATCTAATACTGGTACTGCTAATCGTGGACTGGAAGGAGAAATTGTAAACTGGGAAGTAATTATGCTTAATCCTAGTACTACATTACAAGATATTTTTACAGATGAAGGTAGGTTAAGAGGTAAAACAAAATTATTTAGAGCGACAACTTCAGAGTCTATTAATGGACAAAAAAGACCTGAAGTGGGAAATAAAAGATTATATACACGATTTGTAAAAGATTCTATTTATTCAATGTTACAAGTATCAGATGTATATCGCAGTTATAAATGGCAAAAACATTATGGGTTTTTAAATGCAGTCCAAATGTACAACCTATATCGAGATGATTTAGTTAAAAATAATCTTGTTCCTATATCAAGCAGAGGCGAAGATGGTAGTTTAATTTTTGCATCTGTTGACCAAAAAGCTGTAAATGCTTCATTAAATCTTAAACAGTTTTTAACAGAAGAAATGGATGCTTATGGAAGATTAAATAAAAAACAAAAAGATACAATTTCTAAAACGTTTTTAGCTATGGTTAGCGAAAAGTATATGACGGATATGGAAAAACAATTTTTTGATTATGTATTTAAAGGAGACTTTAATCGTTATAGACAACATTTAATTACAAAACATTATGCTTTAAAAAATCTATTTGGTAAAGACTATATCTTTATGAATCCTGAAACTATAATGAAAAGGATAAAAATACCATTTACTCCTGTAACAACTAGTCCTTCTTTGCCTGAAAGAAAAGTAATGTATTATGATGCAGATGGAGCTACGATTAATTACATACCTTTTGCAATGCCTACAGGTCAAGGTCAAAATGAAATAACTATTCCACTTAAACAAATAATAGATGGAGAATCACAATATATAGGAGATGGCACAACTATAACATCAGAGTATGTATTTGCAGTTGATTATCCAAAGCATTTTGGAAGTGAACCTAATGCTAAAAGAGCAAAAACAGTACAATACAATATTGATGGCGACAATGTACATGCAGCTAAACATCAAGAAATGACTATGTATCTAAGAGAAGAAGAGACTGCAGTAATACGAGATAAAAGTGGTCAAGATATAGCAATGATATATAGAGATAATGATGGCTTAGTTAATGTATACACAATAGAGGGTGAGCGTATAGATTATTTAATGTCAGATGATGAAGCAAAAATTCATAGTGGTGATTATGCTGAGTATAATAAAGTACATGTCATGCCTGGAGAAAGCGTAGGTATGATATTATTTGCCCCTGAAAAACAAAAGAACATTGGCAAGTTTAGTACACAGTTAAGTTATTATTTTGAAGACCCACGATTTCAAGATTTTATAATGAATAAATATGATACTGCAGATCAAGGCAGTTACAGTCCTAAAAACTTAGCTAATTATTTATTACAATTAAATCAAGACCCATTAAAGATTAAAAAAGCTTTAGAAGAATTTTCTACAAGATACTATGATGTTGTTCCTCAGAACGTTGAAGAACTAGGTGCATTAGGAGTAGGTAGACATCCAGCAATACAAAACTTTTTAAAAGATATTTTAAAGAAAAAAGTATTAAGTCCAATGTTAGCATTTCAAATGAAAGGAAGTTATTTAGATTTTAGAGCAGACTATAGAAAATTAGTATCTGATACTGAAATGATGGTTGGTGATAATCCTGCATTGTTAAATGAAATAATGCAAAGAGCAAAGAAAAAAATACGTTTTAAGCAAGATAAAATAAACTTTGCTAACGAGTGGTTAAAACAAAACAAACTGTATGCTATGGTAGTTCGTAATCCAGTTGCAAGTAGTGTTGGATTTGGGTTATATAGAGTAAAAGAAATAGATGTACAACTATCTGACTCTTTTATTATTAGTCCTAAAGAAGTAAAAGAACGTTTTGAAGGTGACCATGACCATGATACTGCACATACATTGTGGTTAGATGAAGAAATGTACAAAGCGTTAAAACCTCATATGCAACCAACAAAAGGATTGAATCTTAATCAATATGCAAGAGATGTTAGTAAAAATAGTTTAGAAAATTTAAGTAGTACTATAGGAATGGTACGCAATATGACATACGGACAAACCGCTATAAGTGAAGTAGTAAATATGTCAAGATACGCTGGTGCATTAAATAACATCTTTGGCAAAGAAGGTTCTTTGACTTACAAAGTTGATAATGAAATAGTTACAATAAAACCTAGACCATTGGATATGATTGTTAAAGATGGGTTTATTAAATATAAAAATGGTAAGACATGGGAAGGTGAATTTAGAGAGTTATTAAGATTGCATTTACAAGCAGCAGTTGATCATCCTAAAGTATTATTGCTAAAAGAATGGGGTTATGAACGAAATAAAATATTAAACTATTTATTTTATAATCCAAAAAATCCAAATCAAGCATTAGATGCTAATCTATTATTATATATTAACGATACATTAATTAATCGATTATTAAGATTAAATAGTATTATTGATAATCAAAAAACAGATGGAGCAAAAGCAGTAAAATTTGATGAGTTGTTTAAAACGTCAATACGTTATAGTGAGTTTGTAAATGATAGACAACAAGGTTTGTACAAATTGTATGAAGATTTTGAAGAAGAATCTAAATCTAGTATAAGTACTGGTCCGAGTCCTTACAGTAATATATCATTTCTAGGTGCAAAATTTCCTCAAGGAAAAAATGTGCCAACATCGTTACAAGAAAAACTAAGCGTACAATTAGCTCAAGTAATAAATAGAGTGCCTGGAAAGCTAAATAGATTCTTTAATGTAGATTATGAATATAGTTTAGCGGTACATGAACAATCTGTTCGTGCTATTAAAGATGAAGTATTGCAAGAAATTAATGAATTGTCTGATGATACTAGTAAAGATTTTAGAGCTGGTCAAATATATGCACAAAACTTAGGTACAAATCTTGAAGCATTATTTGAAAAAAGAAGAAACAAGGGTGAAACAGGTAATGATTTAAGTTTCTTACAAAAAATGAATGCTAGGACATGGGATTACAGTCAAGACTTTATCAACTTTTATAATCAATGGTCTAGGCAATATGATAAATTAAATGATGCACAAAAAAAATCAGGTACACTTGCTTATTTAATAGGTGTAATACGAGGTGATAAAGCATCAGTAAGAGCTGACCTTAGAAGTATGCCTCCTATTAAAAGAGAAGGAAGGTCAACATTAGACCCTGAAATAATGCAACGATATTTTGAAGAGTATAATAAGATACTTTCTAAGGCATATAAAGATGTGTCTTATTTAACACAAATAAGAAAGAATCCAATCGTGTCTCAAGCACAAATAAAAAAGGAATTAGGTTGTGGCAAATAATAGTAATAAATGTAGTTCAGCAGAACAAATAGAAACAGAATTTGATGATATTAAAAAAAATCAAGATGCTTACAATCAAAGCATAAAAGAAGGTTTTGCAAATCCTGATGAATTAGATGGATATGAGAAGTTTGATCAAGCTCTTACAGATTTTAATAATTCTGTTAGCAACAAAGTAGCAAACGCTGGAGTTAAAATATATGAACTAGACAAAACTACATTAAATGAAAAGAAAGTAAAAAAATTATTAGACAAAGCTATGTCTTATACTGAATCAGAGAAAAAAGAACAAGCTATGATGGTAACAAAACTATTATCGCAAATAAGACATGATTCAGATTTTAAAGCTATTGCAGAAGATAAAATACTAGAACAGACTAAGATTATAGATTTTGATGGATTAAGAAAAAATGGATATCAAATAAATATTGACAGTATAACAGGTTTACCAAACTTATATCAAATACCTCTTACGAGTCTTCGTACGATATATAATGATTTAATACCAGCAATGAATGTAAATGAAGAAGGTAGAGTGCTAGGATTAATGGATAACAATATAGCTTTTGAGTGGTTTTTACCTAAAAACGTATTAAGAAGTGCTAAGAAAGCTTCTATTTTACAATTCAAAAATAAGTTATATAAATATCCTAATGAAATAAATAGAATAGTTTCTAGTTACGAATCACCTATTGATATAGATGTTAGAGCAGAAAAATCATTAGTACATCCTGGTACTGATATACCTGTTATTAATAATTTAAGAAGAACTCAAGTTGGTCTTACAGGCATACTAGAAACATTTGATGCAAGTGGATACAAACGATTTAAGCAAAGCGGCATGGTTGGTAATACAAGACAAATGTATAAACTTCTTGGTGATTTAATGCTAGGTAAAGCTTTTATACGAATTGATAAAGAAGGGTATGGTAAAGTATATAAATTTAATAATGAAGTACCAAAAGGCAGATATGATACTGGAGATACTCAATTTGACTGGACTGGTAAAGATTTTACAAATGAAGAATTAGAATCTATAAATCAAAAAAATCCAAAGTTTACTCATAGAAGTTATGTTGAAGAATATTCTTTTGAAGGATTTAAGCCTATAGCATTAAATGAACTTGCTGTAAGTGAAGAAGGATATGATTACGCAAACACTATAGATGCTTCATTACAAGCTATAGACAATATATTTAAAGAAATAGGTTTAGATATGCAAGATGGATTTGACAAAGTTCAAAAACGTTTTGATCGTATCATAAAAAATTTTAAAAGTAAAAATATTGAAATGCCAAAAGAGATATTTGGTGAGTTACAAAAAGATATAATAAATATAAAAGACCAAGCAAATGAATTAAATCAACAAAATCAAACACTTAGATTAAGAGAAAAAACTCAATTTTCTGATACATATGCATTAAAGGATGGTACAGAAATAGTTGGTAGACGTTTTTATAGATATTTTCCAAGAATGTACTTTAATCACAATCTTGGAGATGCTTTAATAACAGCATTAGATAAGATAAATAGAGATTTAGAAAACCTTGAAGTTGCAATATATCCTAATCCTACGCCAACGAAAGAAACAGAAAAACGTAGATATAAATCAATAGAACGATATCAAGATTTATTAAAAGCTAAAGTGCATTTACAAGGTGCATTAGATAGATATAGAGAATCTGATGGTCAGTTATATAAGGATGACGAATTACCAGATGTACTTAGACCATTTGAAAAACATTTTAAAGCATTAAGTCATTACATACCTTTTGAATATGTAAGAACAGATAAACAAGTGTATGGCGATTATGTAAGAAGAATGACTAACAACCTTGTTCGTAGTCAGTTAATGTTAGATATGTTAGAAGCTTATGGCGATGCACCAACTAAATCATTTAAAAATTATGTTGTAAATCAATACAGAAAAGCATTTGGAAGTATTAATTCCGAAGGAAGTTTTATGGGTAAGAGATTTGATATGAATGATCTTGCTAAGATGGTGCCAGGATTTGATGGAGATAGATTAAGAAAATATGTAAATGCTACAAGAAGTTTACAAACATTTAATGTATTAGGTGGTTGGCTATCGGGTCCTTCTCAGTTAGCTTCGATGGTTAACAAATATATGAGCGTAGGTTATGATGTTGCTATGGAAGCATGGGTTGATTCTCAATTTGAAGTAAATCAAAAGTTGATGTTAAAAGCTGGAATTATGTCATTTAATGATATGATTGAAAATCATTATTTAATGCAAGGTAATCCTGATGAAATAGAAAGTTATAAAAAAGTACAGAAAAAATACAAAGACAAGATAGCAAGAGGTGACAATGTTGACCTTGCAAAAGAAGTATTAAGATTAGTTAAACGTAAAAATACTGCTTGGGCAAATCGTGCTAGAACTTTAGCAAACTATGCTATATCAGGAGAAATGAAATTTACACCTGATGATAATAACCTTGTAAAGGTAGGTAAACTTGTATTAAGTCTAAGAAAAAATTTACTTCCAATGACTGTTACAGAACGTATAGTTCGTAGTACATCATTTATGATTGGAGTAAATCAAGCTATAAACTCAGGTGCTGCTAAAGACATTAATGATCCTGTAGCAGTTGATTGGGGTGTAAGATTTGTACAAGACTTAGACTTTATGTTAGGTGCTGAAGGTGTTGGAGATATGTTTGGTAATGACATTATGCAATGGTTTAACCATATGTCTGTATGGAGAATACAAAGAATGTCTTGGGGCAAGGATGTTTATAAGAATGCATTTATGTCTAAGTATGCACAAACAGATTTAAATGGTATATCTAAATCAAGCAAAGCATCTTGGGAGTTTATAAAAGCATTACTTGTAACTATGATGGGAAGTGGTGCTACAATAGGCGGACCTTTAGCTGGTATTACTGCTGGTGCTACTGTAGGCGGTGTTATTGGAGGAGGTATTGGTGGTGCAATAGGATATGCTACTGCAAAAGGTATGCACTCTATGAGTGATTTTAAAGAAAGGCAAAGAGTTCTAAGATTGGCTAATCCTAATTTAGCAGGTGGGGCTCAAATGTTTTTGTTTCATGGACTAATGTCTGCTTTGTATGATTTTGTATTATTTAATTCTGATTTAAACTTTGGAACAATGGGAGCAATAGGACAAATATTACGCACAGGAAAGAATTTTGCGTTTGCTTCTCAAAGTTATAAAGCTGGTACAGCATTTACATCACCATTATTTAGGGTAGGATTTGCGGCAGCTCATTTATTATATAAAGCATTATCAGATGATGATGAGGTACAAAGTGATGATTGGGTAAAGATGTTTGGTGCAACATTTGGTATTGGTGCTATGCAGTTAGTATATGGAGCAATGGCTATACTAGAAGATAACAACTCATTAGTAAAAGGTTCTTATGATAGAAATAAAGATTATGAAAGATTGTTTTGGAATCTAAACATTCCTAAAATATTACCAGGTCAAATGAGTGACTCTAGAAAATTGAGACAATCTTATCAAAAAAATAGACAAAAATTAGATAGATATGGAATTAGAGGATTTTTTTAATAATTATATAAAATACTTGTCTATAATATATATTATTTTATAAAATATATATGAGAGCGTTAGGGCGTTTTCGTGGGGTTTAGTGGGTTAACTTAATTGTTAACCCACTTTTTTATTTAATTTAATATAACGTTCTAACCATTTATCAAAAGGTTCTACTACATAAGGTATTCCTCTGTCTTCTTTAATAACTTGTATATCTACTTCTTCAGACGGCATCATCCATTGTGCAATTTTTTTACGACATTTAGCTTGTACTTTAATTATATTATCAATTAAAAGGTCAACTTCTTCATGCCAACCAAGTGATTGACCATTGCTTCCCCAAGCTCGTTTGCAATCTAATCCCATATCTTTAGTCATATCTCTTAACAAATATTCAAAACGATTGCCTTTTGCTTTTGATTTATTTGCCATTAGTTCTCCAATCTTCAAATACATGTATACCTAAAACAAATAATACACTTCCTGTACCAATACATAAAATGCTAAAAGATACTACTAATATATTTATTATCCATTCTGCTATTATCATTATATACTCCTTTATTTTTAAAACAAACGGAGAGTCAAACTGGCGAGACTAAAACCAGACCAAGGAGGAGGAATCCTGACTCTCCGCTGTTATTATTTACAATTAGGACATGTTTGTTTTTGTTTACCATATGTAGGAAAATCATGTAGATATATAATAGTATGATAATTACCTGATTTCATATAACTACGAGCCTCTATTGTTTCCCAACATTTTTTGCAAGAACAACAATAATATATTAATTTATCTGCTCTTTTTGCATCAGCCTTCCAACCATGTCTTTTTAATGCTAATTGTTGTTTATATTTAATCATCTAGTATGTCAAATAATTTTTTTCCTGTCTTTTCTACAGGAAATGCTTCAGGAATAATTACTTCATTTTTATTATGACGTACTATCATGTTTTCATGAAATTGACATTTGTTACCATTAAATCCCATTGTTATCATACCACCTGTACCATAACGAACTTTTGCAGCAACAATTTGATTTTGTTCGGGACCAAGTTCTGAATCAGAATATTTGTCTTTGTACTCATAGTAAACAAACAATATGTTTTCTGCAACTTGTTCTATACTACCACCTTCAGACAAATCAGACATCTTTGGTACTTTGTCAATACGAGCTTCAATGTTACGATTGAGCTGACTTACAAGAATAGGTATGCAGTTATACCTTTTTGCAGTTTCTTTGTAAGAACGCATGATTTCCTCAATCTCAAAACGTCTGCCTTCATTCTGAGATTTAACACGAATTAATTGTATGTAATCATCAAGAATAATATCTGGTTTGTATTTACTAATTACTGCATTGCTATCAGTAAGAGTAAATAGTTTGTCAAACATAAACAATTGGTCTTTGTATTGCTTAAAGTTTTTCATAGCAACATTTAGATGATTTATTGTTTTCTCATCCATATTTTTACCACCTATGCGAATGTTTGAGTAATATAATTCTTTATGAGAAAGCACAAGTAACTTTTTCATCATCTCTTTGTTATTCATTTCACGATTAATCATCATTACTTTTAAACCTTGTTTAAGTAAATTGTAACATAGATTAACAACAAGTGTAGTTTTACCATGCCCAGGTCTGCCACCAATTACAGTAATTTCACCACGAGTCATACCACCAGCCATTTTATTTAAACTTTCATAACCATACTTTACAAGATTAACTGATTCATAAATACTATCTTCTGTTTCTGATATAAGGTCTTCAAGATCAAATTCTTGTCCTGTGGTTATACTTTGAAACTCTGAACTAACTTTATTTACATCATCTACAAGAGCATTAAATTCTTTATTATCTTTAAACGCATTGTCTTGTATTTTCATTGTAGATTTAATTAGTTTACGTTTAAGACTTTTTTCTGCAACAATTTTAGCATAGTCTTTCATCTGATGATTCATACCAGTTTCAAGTAAACCAGTAAGAAAGTATGCATTTATATCATATTTTTTTTTATCTTTTTCAGTAAGAGAAGCCATAATAGTAATAGGATTAATTTCGCTTTCTTTCTTTTGTAGTTCTGCAATTTTCTGATAGATTCTTGCATTTGTCTCATTGTAAAACATTCTTGAATTAGTAATATATTTTTTACATTCTTCTAAGGTTGTGTTATCATTCATTATAATACCTAGTACTGCTTCTTCAGCTTCTAGGCTTTGGGGCATTAGTTGTAAATCACTCATTTATTTTCCTCACATTAGTTTCTGCACCGATTCTAGTTTTTTCTTTTTTAATAGTAGTTTCTCCATTAGCGTCAAATCCTTTTGCATTATCAAGCATTACAAGACAACCAAACTCACTTTTAGTTAAAAGTGTGCCTGTAGTATCTTGTCCTTGTATAATAAATTTGTCGCCTTCTTCAAGGTCAACTAGAAATAGTATTTTGTTTTTCAATTAAATCACCTCTTATTTTGATTAGGTCTTTTAATAATTTTTCAAATGCATTTTTATAATCATTTTTATCAAATAACATTGAACTTGACCTAGCTAATTGTAAAGCGATGATTAGCCAGTTAATTTCAGACATATGGAATCTGATGTTTGAATTAGCTTCTTTACTCATAGTCTACTTTCTATAAACAAACGACCATTACAGATTGTTATAATGACGCCAACCATTTATTACATAATAGAAGTCCTGTATACCACATACTAAAGGACACATTTATCAGTCTCCAATGACTTTTTAAAAAAACTTTGTCAAAAGAGATAGACAATCAAATGGTCGTTTATTTATTTTATTTTAATGAGCTACTAATTTAGGCAAATAACATATTATATGCACGAAGTTTTAACATGTTACCACTGCCAAACATTGCATAACCATTGGCTTTTCTTTTTTCAGAACTGCCATGATCTACAAGGTCTGTTACTGCATTAAACATACGCCAATTGCCATGTTCTATTTCAGTGTATTTCTCGTAAGATTTTTCTAAATCTTCTACAAGATTCATACCTCTAGTACTATACATAGGAGGAGTCCATGTTGTTTGTTTTATACCATTACTATCTTTTTTAGTAATAGGTCTTGGTTTTTCTTCTAGTCTCCACAATTTAGTACCAAACTCATGCGGTGATTTATAACTCCGAACAAGTGCTTTTTGTTTGATTGCATAAGTATTTAGCCTTTGTATGTTTGCTATCTCACGAATGTTATCAGCAAATGCTTTTACTCTATCTTCGCCAGACATTGTATGTTTTACGCTTAATGCAGTTCTAGCATTTTTATCTCTGTTAGCAGCAGTCCATGTATTTGAACACCATATGCGAATCATACCAGCAAAAAGTTTAAATGCAAGTCCACCATTATGTGAGTTTGCAAGGGTTACATAACCTTTTACATCACCTTGTTTATCGCCTGGAATAATATCTTCTACAAACTCATTGTTTTCCATTTGAACAAATATTTCAGCTCCGTTCTTAAATGAACCAGCTTTTGTTACGACACAGCCATATTCTTGCTCAAGTCTATCAACTGTATTCATAAAACTAAAATTTGTTATTGGATAATATCTTTTAGATGCGACATGTAAAGTTTCCTTTGTGTCAGTTCTAAAAATTTCATGGTAATTTGATATTACTTTACCTCCAGTATCATATATTGGAGCTGTTTTTACATCCCAGTTAAATGGGTAGTCTTCTGTTGGTTTATACATAGTTATTTTCCTCTTGCTTTATCTATTTGGTTTTGTATTGCTATATCCTCTAGTCTTGCGGCTATCTTAGCTTCTTTTATTTCTAAGTCTAGCCAAGGATCATTCATTGCATGTTCAAAGTAATCATCTTCGTTCATGTCTTCTTCTTGCAATTCTAATGCAAGGTTTTTTACTTTTCCCATATATTACCTCCTATTATTGTTTGTTATTTGTTATATCTGGTGGATTATTACCATATTTCGCAGACTCAATTTGTTTCTTTTTTGTCCATGTTTTTGCATTGCTTTGTATCATTTTTTTAAGATAAGGAAAACCTTTACCTTCTAAATGATATTGAGCTAATAGATATTGTGTTACTGTTGTGCTTACAATATTATAATCTATTATATCAATAAGATACATAAGTTGATTCCATTGTCTATTAAGAGTTGGTTTGTCAAAATGGCTTTTTAGTTTTTTGCCAATGTATATAAGATTTTCTCTTAGATGTTCAGGAATGTCTTTGAATATTATTTTTGCTTCAATTGATTGTTGTTTGCGAGCATTGGTATATCCACATGATGGACATCTCATTCTTCTAATATTCCTCTGTTTCTTGACCATTTGTTAAAGTCAGTTATTAACATATCGTGATCATATTTTGTTGGAAATTGTTCAATACAATGTTTGCTAAATATCCATTGCATCATACCTTCAATGTCGCCACCATAATTTGTAAGCATTGTATCAAACATTTTATATTGTTGATTTAGTCTAAATCCTTCGGATGTGTTTATCATATTTACCTTTCTAATATGAGGCTAGTGTTACCTAGCCTCACATTTTTTATCTATTTAGAATGGCAAATCGTCATCTTCTTCTTTAACTGTGCCATTAGTATTAATTACTACTGGTTGATCGTCAATAGGAAAAAGTAACATTTCTTTTGCAGTTGTTCTTTCATTGCCTTCTTTATCAGTCCATTTTTGATGTTTTACTTCAATAAAACATTGTCTTCCAATAGCTAAATCAAGGTCTATTTCTACAGGTAATGTAAATGCTTTACGTTTTTGTACTTTACCTTTAGAGTCTTTTTGTTCAACAATACTTTCTTCAATTTCATAACCGCCAACTTCAAGAAATTTCATGTATCTAACATTGTTTGATTGATTTGGTACATGCAATAATGTGTCTAAACCAATTGATTTAATATGTTCAGTATCTTTCCAAATCCATATTGGTGATGACCATACATGTCTTCTTGCTTCTGAAGCATTATCCTCTGTTATTTTGTATTCTACTTCAAGCATGTCAGCAACATGGTATACTCCATCTTCATTACGACTTTGTATTACTTTGTCCGAATGCTTCTTTGTTACTTTTACAACTTCAGCTTTGTATTTACCTTCTGCCACAGGTTCACTTGAACGTTGTGGTTTGTCATCAGGTATAAACGTTGTTGTTTCCATTTGTAACATACTCATTAATTGTTCTCCTTATAGTTGAACTCGTTTTTTACTTCGTTTAAGAACATTTCGTAGTTAGTAACATTCACAGAACCAGCTTTGATCTTTGTGCCAAGATTCCGTTCTATTGCTTCTATTTCTTTGTTCTTCTTTGGTTGTTGTTGTTTTAGATTATCAAACAGTTCTCGTATGATTGCAAGTTGTTCTTCACCTAAATCAAGTATTTGTTTGCGATAAACATCATCAGCAATGTTGCACATTCTGTTAATAGCTCTTTTGAGAGCGTTTGAATTTGCAGCAGCAATGTTGTAATCAATGTTAACAACATTCTCTGGTGTATGCGGTTGTCCTTTTTTGAATTGAACTCTTGCAGAACCAGGAGAAAAGAAATGACGTTGTACACCATTATCATTGATTATAAGTGTGCCAGCTACATATACCCATTCACCACCAAGAAACTGCACAGGATTATCACCTGAGTGTACCCAAGACCAATTAGGAAAATGTTTGTTAAGCATATGACGCATCCATGCTTCTTCAACATAATCTTGATTGTCTTTTTGTTTTATTTGTTTTTTTGGTGTTGGTATTTCAGAACGCAAGATTGCATCGTTTCTCATTAAGTTTTCTCTTGCTTTCATTTCTACCAAATCATTTGGTAATTGTGGCTCTATTGCTACATTTTTACTTTGTGTTTTGCGTTTCATAAACTACTCCTTCATAGTTTTCATTTGCGGGATTATCACATACTTTCTTGAAATTGCATAACTTACAATCCCAATCTGTATATGGTACTGTTTTAGACTCTGTTGGCTCTATTGGATTGTCTACAATCTTTTGTGCTTCTTGCCAATAACGTTTAGCAAAAAGTATATAATCTGTAGACACATCAACTTTATTGATTTGACTAGTATTTTTATTGTAACCAATCAATGCCATCTCTTCAATATTTCTTAGTCCATATTGTTTGCTATAGTTTTTTTCTAAGATATATCCATATGTACCAAGTTGAAATCGGTAGTGGTCACCTGATGTTGTATTGATAGGTCTACGCTTACCAAATGTTTTAGTCCACGCCCATTGATTAGCAGTTTTGTAATCATATAAATATCCTTTGCCGTTTTCATCTATAATCAATAAATCAAAACTACCACCAACATTTAAATCTCTATCAAATATATAGTCTTCTGCATATTTACGAGGATAATCAACAAGTGTAAGTGCAGCATCAAGATCAATACCAATTAGATTACCAAGTTGAAATACTCTTAATAATTGTTTTGAAAATGGTTCTTCAAATTCTGGTTTATATTTTTTATACCACATTTTTTTAGAACATTGTCCACTCGAAGATGCAGACATTCTACCAGCTGATTGTGTTGTTCTTAATTGATTGTGTACTTTATTTTTTTGTTCTAAATAGTAGTCGTATGCTCCGATAATATCAGGCTTACTCATTTGTAACCAAGTTTATTAATGTGATGTTTTGAATTAACTTCATGTCTTTTGCGTTCCTCCCATTTATTTGTTTCATTTACAATTGTTTTTTGATGTTTTTGTCTAGATTTCCATTTACTACCTCTAAGTTCTACAAATGTTTCTTGTACTTTTCGTCTTGCTCTAGTTATAGAAGACATAGAAGTATATCTTTTTGAATTTAGTCTTTTGAAAAATTCAACAACATCAATAGCGTGATAAGGTTCACCTGGTATATAAAATACTGGGTCAATCTTGCAATAGTATATAAAACATAATTTACTATCGCTATCTCTAGCCTCTGGATGATTGCGTAGTATTTTTTCAACTACTGTTATCGTGTCTTTATTCATAGCGTTCCTTTTCGTGATTTTTGTTTGTTAAAAATTACTTATAATTTACTCTAAATCCTAGTATTATTGCACATAGAGCAAGAGAGACATAAAAAAAGAGAAAAGAAATTATGCCTCTCTGCTCGTGGGGATGCTTACTTGCGTAAGTAATTTGATAGAGTATTTATACCACTACCTTTATCAGTGCATACTAATGTAAAATATGGAATCTCAGGGTCATCCTGATTGTCATATGATACATCACTAGCTTGTTCTACAAGAGTATCTTTACTTGTTTTAGAATCTAATCCAGTTAGTTCTTCAAGTTCAGACTTAGATAGTACTGCAAAGTATTTTTGACGTTCTTCTTTATCATTTAAGAATTTTGTCATTAATACATCGTGTACACTATCTATTTTTAGTTTTGTAAACAATACATCAAGCTCTTTGTATGAACTATTTTCATAATGTTTTGTAAACCAATACGATGTCATTTCTTTAAATAAATGTGCATCATTTTTAATTTTAACATCATGAAGAGGGTGGAATGCTGGTTCTGTGTCATCTTGCCACCTGTATGGTTTAACAAGTGACAAATCAGCTTCTCTCACATTAATAAGCCAATCAAGTACAATTAAATTGCCATTTTCATCTTTTTGCATTGCAAACACATTCTTTTTAATATGTTCTTGAACAATAGGTGCTGCCCATTTGTTGAACTTATTGTATTTTAGTTTATGTGGGTCACTTGGTTCAGCAGTTGTGCTTTCTGTTTCTTCAACATCATTGATAACAGGTGCATCATCTTTTGGTATATTGACATATAATACTGGATTAAATACACCACTAAATCCTACAATCTCTGCTTTAGATAATGATATTCCACATTTTTTCTTCACTTTTGTTTTTAGTGATGATAGTTTGTTTTTGAAATCAAAACCAATTGTAGCATCAGAAATACTATAGTTAATATTATCTTTTACTGGTATTTCATTCTTTTGTAGGAATCTGCCAATTTCTGTCTCAGCTAAGAATAATCTTAGTAGAAAATCATTGTCTTGACACCATTGTTCTTCTGCATACTCTTCAAACAATGTAGATTGATATTCATGTACAATGCCAAAATCTTTTTCATATGCTCTAAATACATCTTCTCCTACACAATCTTTTACATATTCCCATTTAGCTTCATCTCTTTCAAGGTAAGATTCTATATCTTCTACAAATGTTGAAAACCATTGATCATCATAATCATAATCTCTTATTTCATCAATTACACTATCTTTATTCCACTCATTATCTTTTTGTATTCTTAAATGATGTCTCATTGCATTTTCTTGTGCAGCAATTGTATTTGTTGAAATGTTACGCAACGAACTCATTACATCTGCATTAAGATGTATTTCATCATTTATTGACTCTTTAATAAATGTATGTAGGTTTACAAATGCGAGTGCATTATTAATTACTGTACTACTTTTACCAAAGATTGTAGCTAGGTCTTTTTTTGTTCTAACTACACCATCATTATTTAATGTTTGAATTGCTTTAGCCATATCAACATAACTCATGCCAACAGTAAATACATTTGTAGATAACTGTTTGGTTACATCATCAATACTGCCATTAGATTCAAATGCTGGTATTTCGTCCATTTTTAATTCTTTAGCTATTTGCAATCTCATATGTCCATTAATTACGACATATTTATCACCTTCTTTGCGATATGTGATAGGAGTTTGTATACCAACTGATTTGATATTTTCTTTTAATGCTTTGTATTCAGCATTCTTTCCATTGATCTTTTGACTTCTTACGTTGCCTAAAGATATTACCTTATTTACTGGTATTGTATTCATGAGTTGCTCCTTTTGTATTTTATTATTGGGGGTAAATAATCTATTGAATTACGTTTTTGCAATTCGTTATCTAATGCTTTATATAGTTCTGTATTTTCACCACGCTTAGATACCTCTAAATCGCCATTTTTTGTCATATTAGTGTATACAGTCCTCTTTAATTTGTTACGAGCATTATACAAGTAATTTGAGTCCATAGCACTAATCAAATGTCTTTGACCTGTTGACTGACTTACATAATATTTTATTTTAGCCATTTCTTTTCCTCCATTTTTGTTGTTTTTTGTGAATGCATGTATGTTACTTCAGACAAAGCAACAATCAACTCGTGATTTGTATGGTCATCTTTATATACTAGACTATCTTTGAGTTGTGCAAACTCTTGTTCAGTTATCTTCATTATTGTCCTCTATTATCTGCATATCATTTTCTACGATTTCTGCAGTATATGATACACCATTTATTGAAACTACTGTTTCAGCCATTACTATTTCAATTGCGTTATCCATTGCGTTTTCTCCTTACGTTTTTTTTTGTTTAATTCTAAGGGATGAGTCTTGCAGTTACACCCATGTGTGTGCCTTAACTAATTTGTATTATCTGATAAGCTCTGCTAAATCAGATCACGAGTTTTAATCTCGTAGACCCATCCCTGTCGCGACTATAAAATGTGCCAGCTAGGCTTTGTGGTTAGGCAATACTTGCACCTCATTTAAAGTATCTCATGGCACAAATCCCTTCCAATCTCACCTAGCTGGTCTTCACCGAGACAACATGTTAGACTGCGGAGTCCTCATACATGACGTTATATGTGTGTGTTGCCTCATGAGTCTCCTGTTAAATATAACTGATGACTCTTTGTATTCATTGTGTTTGCACTATTTCTTGTTTACCATGTTGTGCTTCATAGTTGAACGAGGGTGATATCTCATTACAGCAGTTACCTCGTTTCTGTTTCTAGAATGTTTATACAATTTCGTATGCCTGATACATATCCTTTATTCCAAGACGCATCCATTGATAATTTATTTAAAGCCTCTTGTTCTACAATTGTATCTAGCAAACCTTTGAGTCTTTTTATTGCTTTATTACTGTACTTTGGCATTATAGACCTCTTGTAGTGTTTAACGTTGAGTGTATCTTATAATACTCTAATTCCTGTCTGAGTAGGTTTACTTCCTTGTTGTACGAGTGTATTAGCACGAAAGCAAAAAGCAGTGACGTTAGGCTAATAAAGCATAGGAACTGATATAAATAAAATAGTTTGTTCTGCATGTTTTTCTCCTTTTAAGCAGTTTTTGGTAGTAGCAAAAAAAAAGGGGGGACTAAGCCCCCCAATCATTATCTAAGAAATAACTCACCAGACTTGGTATCAAGGTCTGCAACATCACCAAACTTCGCAACCATCTTATCTCTACTAAGCTCATTCAACTCTACAGGTAGAATGAATGTAGTAATAGCAGATGGGTCAAGGTTCCTGGTATCATTATTACCTATGGGTGCAAGACACTCATATGACTTACCAGTCTTATCTTTAATCGTGTGTGAGATAAAAGATCTGGCAGTAAAATACCATCTTCCTGATTGAGCCTTTGCTAAAAATACTTCGATTTTGTCCATAATATCCTCCTATGGATTGTTAATTAATGAGTTTCTATCAAATTCAACCGCTCCGAGAAACTCAAAATCAGAGCATAGGGGGATACCACACAATATAGAGTGAATACTAAAATGCTATAATTTTTAAAGTTTAGTGTTTGAAAAGTCTAATTATTAGGTTTGCTTAATGTGTAATGTGTGTGCCTGACCCTATTCCCAATTTAAAGGTAAAAACAACGTTTGTCAAGACATTTCAAAGTTGTTTAAATTTTACTATGAAAAAATACATGTTAACTATTATGTATAATGATGAAAAAGAAGAAATAGAATCTATTAAAGAAACAATAGATGAAGCATATGACTATCCTTTTCCAACTGATACTAGCCTAATAGACAAATGTATAATGCCCCTTTATGATAACTACCCTAATACTTACGATGAATTAATGTCAATAAGTATGCATAATGGGTTTGTTATTGGCGATGCGTAGTTATTCTATAAAAAAAATAAACCACAAAGTGTACGATGATGTTACTGAAGTTCCAGATAATCTAGTTATACATCCTGATTGGAAAGTTGCAGAAATTGGAAATTGGGTATTGTGTGATGATGGTTCTGTTATCGAAATTCTGCGTACTGGTTGGGTAAAGTTTCGTAAAACTCGTTACCGATACGTTGGAACTTGTACAGGAACATTTATTTGTAAACCCAGTATAAAAATGGATTCTACAAAAAGAAGAAATATTTATTCTTTTGGTGGCGATAGAAATCAATTAGATTCTATTCGTGACCGAAAAAACCTCACAACACAAGAATTGTTATTTGCTAAACATGTAGCACATGGCATGACTCCCGAAAAAGCTTATCTTAAAGTATATACGACAAAAAATGTCGCATATGCTAAAGAACGTTCTGCAATTTTAGTTAAACAAGAAAGAGTTGTAATGGCTGTAAAAGAAGAACTTGATAGTGTATTTAAAGACTTAGGCATTGATTTAAAATATTTAATTGCAAAAGCAAAAGACGAATTAGAAATAAGCGACAGAGCCTCAGATAGATTGAAAGCACTACAAATGCTATGGGATGCTGCTGATGTAGTACCAAAAGGAACTAAAGTAACTGCAATGACAGGTGCAGTATTTCAAGGATTTAATCAGGACTTGTTAAACGATGCCAAAAGACCGCAACTTAAAGAATAATAAAATGAGGTATAAAGGTGGATTTTCTAGCAGTTTACAGCGAAGCGGGTATGATAGGTGTCGTAGGGGCTTTATTAGTGTATATGGTTTACTCTATGAACAAAAGAGGGTCGGAGCAGGCAGAAGCTTTGCAAAATCTAAAAATAGAAAACAAAGGTCAGAGCGAGACACTTGAAAATATGGAAGGTATGATTATAAAACTTATTGGCAGATGGAATCAATCTGATGATAAATTAGACCGCAAATTTGATAATATTACAAAAGAAATAAATGATCTTGATAATCAAATATCAGAAATAAAAGGTTCACTAAGTCGAGTGAATGGCAAACACTAAGGAATAAACATGGAAAAAAAAATACCAAAAGGAAAAGGCAGAGTTGTTAGTTGGATGTTTGGAGGTAAGAAATATTTTGGAAGATTCTTACGAGAAACAGATACTCATATCTTTGCAAGAACTCATAACAATAAAATTAAAAAAATAAGAAAGAAAGGTAAGTAATGGCTAAAGGTGTAAAACATTATTTTAAAACTGGAAAAGTATATAAAGGTATGTCTCATAAAATGTCTAATGGACATTTACATACTGGTAAAACTCATACTAAATCCTCAAAACGTTTATTTCATTATGGTGAACTTACAAAATCTGCAAAAGAAGTTGCTAAAAAAAGCTGGGGTAAGTAATGGCTAAAACACCAGCATGGCAACGTAAAGCAGGTAAATCAAAAAGTGGTGGATTAAATGCTAAAGGTCGTGCTAGTTATAATAGAGCTACAGGAGGGAATTTAAAAGCTCCTGTTACTAAAAAAAATCCAACAGGTAAAGCTAAATCAAGGCGTAAAAGTTTTTGTGCAAGAATGTGCGGAATGAAAAAAAGACTGACAGGAAAGAAAACTGCCAGTGATCCAAACAGTAGAATAAACAAAGCACTTCGCAAATGGCGTTGCAAGTGTAGATAGGAGTAATATATGCCTTATGGAAAGGGGACGTATGGTTCTAAGCGTGGTAGACCAGCTAAGAAAAAAAGTCCAATGAAACCAAAACCAAAATCAAGAAAAAAGAAAAAATAATGAAGGAACCTAAACGCTCTGTCGAAGACGACTTAATTGATGACTGGAATATAGATGATGCATATTGGCAGAGCGTTTTTGATGTAGATGATGCGGATATAGATGATGGAACCGAATCGTAAAACACTAGGACAAAAAGTAATTGAGTGGATGCCGAGTCAGCATGCAGATAGAGAACGAGCCGCTGAACAAGAGCGTGGTTTAGCAAACTTAGTAGATTTTATAGTACCTCAAACAAAAAGTGAAGTTGCTATGAGTTTATTTCCATTTGGATTTTTTGGCAGAAAATTTGTTCGTGGTGCAAAAGAACTTGATAAAGCATATAAAACATATCAAAAAAAAGGTGGTTTTAATCGTAGAAAATTTATTGAATCTCAATTAGATGAAAATAACCCCGAAAATCTTGTTAATATTGTTGAAGATAGTAGAAGCTACTTAAAAAATTGGATGGATACATATCGAGGTCCAAATGTAGAAAAAACAAAAGAAGCAATGGCATTGCAAGATATAAACAATATCGCTGTTAATGTTTATAAAAAATTAAGCAAAAATGACAAAGGTATTACATTTGGTACTTATACACCTCAAACAAATAAAGTGGCATTAAATAGAGAAGTATTTTCTGATGATTATATGATAAAAGGATTTTCCGAAGCTGAAGGTATACCTCCAAAAATGATAGCTAAATCAACACTTGTACATGAATTTACTCATGGTATACATCATGGTATGAATCAAATGCTCGGCAGACCAATGTTAGCTTTAATAAAAAAAGCATTAAAACAAAGTCAAAAAACAGAAGGTTCTAATGTTGGTATTGGCTCTAGGCAATATAGTGTTACTGCAAAAAAATATTACACAATGGATGAAAAAAAATATAATTACGTTTCTAAGCCTACTGAAGTTTTTGCAACAATTATGGAAATGAGAACAATATTTAAAGAAGACCCAAGAACATTAGCAAAAGGTTTTGTAAAACTAAATAAAGATTTAATAAAAAGGTCGCCACAATATGCAAAACTTCGTGGAGCGTTCTCTCATAAAGAAATAGAAAATTTATATAATAATCTTCCAGCTCTTGTACCATTAGGATTAATAGGTAAAAATGACAAAGATAAATAATATATCTGTACAAGAAGAAGCATTACAATTAGCTCAAAAAGATTTAATATCATTTGGTAAACTATTTTTGCCCGATGATTTTTTGCGAAGCGAGACTCCTCCGTTTCACTATGAAGTAGCAGATACTATCAATGATCTAAACAAAAAACAAGTGGCTATTATATTACCTCGTGGTCATGGGAAAACAGTACTTACAAAAGCCTCTATACTCCATGACTTTCTTTTTTGCTCGGAGCCACATTTTTATGGATGGGTATCTGCTACTCAAAAACTTGCAACAGGCAATATGGATTATGTTAAATATCATTTAGAGTTTAACGAAAAAATTCATTATTACTTTGGTCAACAAAAAGGCAAGAAGTGGACTGAAGAAGATATTGAATTACAGAATGGATGTAAACTTGTCTGTAAATCGAACATCTCAGGTATTCGTGGTGGTGCAAAGTTGCACAAACGATATGACCTAATAATATTGGATGATTTTGAAGATGAGAATAATACACTTACTCCAGAAAGTAGAGCAAAAAACGGAAACCTTATCACTGCGGTTGTTTATCCTGCTTTGGAGCCTCACACTGGTCGTTTGCGTATCAATGGTACTCCTGTTCATTTTGATAGCTTTATTAATAATCTTTTAGTAAATAATGAAAAAGCAAAAAAAGAAAATAGAAAATTTGCATGGGATGTAATTACGCATACTGCTATTGACAAAAAAGGTAACAGTTTATGGGATAGTTGGTTTCCAATTAACAAATTAGAAGAAAAGAAAAAGTTTTATCAAGACTCAGGTATGCCTCATAAATTTTATCAAGAATATATGATGCAAATACAGAGTGCTGAAGATTCTATATTTAATCGCAAACATTTAAAATATCATGATGCAAAGTTTTCTATTGATGATGAAACGGGAATACCTTTTGCATATTATAATGGTAAAGAGTTACCACTTAATATATATGCTGGTGTAGACCCTGCAACAGATAGCATGAGGTCAAATAGTGATTATAGCGTTTTAATTGTTATTGGCGTAGATGAACATAATAATATTTACGTTTTAGATTATATACGAAAGCGTGGACTTCCTGTTATTGGAATACAAGGAGAAGACAAACTTGGTATCGTTGATTACATGTTCCAACTCCAAGATCAATACAATCCTAATTTATTTGTGGTAGAAGACACGACAATGTCTAAACCAATATTTCAAGCATTGCGTAGTGAAATGCGTAGACGAAATGATTTTAGTGTCAAATTTCGTGAAGAAAAACCTGGTACTAGAATGAGCAAGTTAGATAGAATACAAACAATACTTGCACAACGATTTGCAATTGGTTCTGTACATATTCGAAAAACTCATTTCGATTTAGAGCATGAAGTGTTAACTTTCGGACCAAGAATGGCTCATGATGATACGATTGACGCATTAGCCTACGCATGTAAATATGCATCCCCACCAAAAAACCTAACTGTCTCTAAGCAAGGAATATATTCAAAATATAAACCCAAGCCAAAATCTTGGGTTGTTGCATAGGAGAAAAAATGAGTTTAAAACTAATCGCTTTAAAGTTAGCAGAAGAACAAGCTGACCAATTAGGTAAAAAAGCAGTAGAGTGGGTTCAATCAGAAGAGTTTCAACAAGACCTCGCTAGTAAAATAAATAAAAAAATCGACATTCCTTTTGTATCTGAAGAAAAAGAACAGATATTTTTTGAAAAGTGTGTTGATTTAGTTGCTGATGTTATTGAAGGATTATTTAAGGATAAATAATTTTGACAAACAAAGATAAAGCAAATCGAATAAAATCGTTATTTAATTCATTAAATGATGATCATCGTGTTGATTGGGAAACAGTCAATCAAGAAGGGTACGATTTTTATTTAGATAATCAACTTTCTAAAAAAGAAGTTGAGGCTCTTGAAGAGCAAGGAATGCCTACGTTTACAGTAAACAGGATAATACCCGTAGTTGAAATGTTAAATTTTTATGCAACTGCGAATAATCCTCGATGGCAGGCAGTTGCTCAAGAGGGTAGCGATAGTAATGTAGCAGCTGTATTTAGCGATGTTGCAGATTATATTTGGGCTCAAAGTGATTGTGCTACCCTCTATAGCAATGTTATTAATGATGCAGTAACAAAAAGTGTCGGATATCTAATGGTCGATGTAGATGCAAATGCAGATAGAGGCATGGGTGAAGTTGTTATTAAAAATCCAAATTCGTTTGATTTATGGATAGACCCAAAGTCTCGTGATCCATTATATCGTGATGCAAGTTTTATGTTGGTACGAAAAGTATTGCCTAAAGAACAATTGATTCATATGTATCCAGAGTATACTGCAAAAATAAAAAAAGCTACTGGTTCATTTAGTGAGTATAATTATTCTCCTAATGAAATAGTTAGTGCAGATTTTCAAACAAATGATATTAATACTGCATACAACAATAAAGGTGGTGATTCGCCTTTAATAGATTATATAGAATGTTTTGAAAAAGAATCACGAGCATTTTATAATGTATTTATTAGTATACCTCCAAGTCCTGAAGAATTACAATCTGCACAAAAAACTATTGAAGTGCAATTAGAAGAAATGTCTAAAGAAATGCAGATACAATTGCAAGAAGTGCAAATGCAGTTGCAACAAGCAGTAGATGGTGGGCAAATGTTACCCGATAGAATGGCATTAGAGCTTGAAAAAAAAATGAAAGCAAATGAAGCACAGCTTGCACAGGCATCTACAAAATTAATGAGTGAAGCACAACAAAGTTTAACAAAAACAGAAAATAAAGTAATATCTGAAAGAGCATATAAAGTATTATTACAAGATGAGCAAACAGTTCAGTTTATTACAAATGCAGTAAAATTTTATAAGAAGGTTATTAAATTGACTTGTACTGTTGGCGACCAGTTCATTAAGGAACGCGACCTTCCTAGTGAACACTATCCGATTATCCCTTTCACATATAAGTGGACTGGTACGCCATTTCCAATGAGTGCAGTTTCTCCTTTAGTTGGTAAACAAAAAGAAATAAATAAAGCACATCAGTTAATGGTGCATAATGCATCGCTTGGCTCTAGTCTTAGATGGATGTACGAAGAAGGTGCGATAGATACAAGTTATTGGGAACAGTATAGTGCTTCTCCTGGTGCATTGCTTCCTGTAAATAGTGGATATCAAGCACCACAACCTGTAATGCCAATGCAACTTTCTAACGCATTTGCAAATATTGTAGAGAGTGGCAAAGGTGAAATGGAATATTTAGCTGGAATATTTGGGCAAGCTATGGGTAACCCAACAGGGCAATCTGATACATATAGAGGAATGTTAGCTTTAGATGAGTATGGTACAAGAAGAGTAAAACAATGGATGAAGTCTGCAATAGAACCAGCTTTAGTACAACTTGGAAAAGTAATAAAAGATTATAGTCAGGCAGTTTATAAGGCACATAAAGTATTCCGATTGGTGCAACCAAATAATATGTCTGACGATGGCAAACAGGTAGAATTAAATATTCCAATGTATAATGATATGGGTGAGGCTATTGGCAAATTTATGGATTATAGCGTAGCAAAATTTGATGTACGAATTATTGGTGGTTCTACATTGCCACTTAACAGATGGGCATATCTATCTGAATTAAAAGAATTATTAAAGCTAGGTGTAGTTGATGATATTGCAGTTCTAGCTGAAACAGACGTTAAGCAAAAAGATAAGATTGCTGAACGCAAATCGTTGTATGCACAAATGCAACAAAAGATTTCTTCGCTTGAGAAACAAGTAAAAGACCAAGCGGGAATAAGGCAGACCCTTGAAAGACAACTGATACAATCAGGAGTTAAAGCAAAGGTGATGCAAGTTGAGAATGAAGTGCGTAAGAATGCTGGTGATACAATGGTCAAGATGAAAGATACACAAAGACGAATGCAGAGTGACCGAGATGTTACTAAAGAAAAATTACGCTTAATCGAACAACAAACAAGGAAAGCAAATGGAAATGGAACAAATGGCAAACCCAGAGATTGATGAAAATGCTGTACCTCAAGAAGCAGTAGAAGAAGCAGTTTTTGGCTCCAACGATAACCAGTTCTTTGCCGATCTAGACCAAGAGGTCAATGGACTTATCCAAGATGACGATGTCGTTGAAGATGTGTCCGAACTACCACAAGTAGAAGAATCGGTAACTCAGGCTCCTAATATAGGTAACCCTGACTCTGAACAACAATATGTGGATTATGAGAAAAGGTACAGAGACTCTTCAAGGGAAGCACAAAAAATGAAAGCACAACTTGATGAGATTGAACCTTTTATGCCTATCCTTAATCGAATGAATGAGGATGAAGGCTTGGTAGAAACAGTTAAAGACTACTTAGTAAACGGAAAGACAACAGCGAATTCTCTAGACCTTCCCGAAGATTTTGACTTCGATATGGAAGAAGCAATGAAAAATCCAACGAGTGATTCAGCTAAGTATTTTAACTCAGTTATGGACAATGCAGTAAGTCAAAAAGTAAATAGCATATTAGGTGCAGAAAAAGAAGCTACACAAAAGCAATTAGCACAAGAAGAACAAAGCAAAAATGCTACGGAGTTCAAATCAAGAATGAATATATCAGATGAACAATTTGATGACATGATGAATTGGGCAAACAATCACAATATGACTTATGATGATATTTATTATATGAAAAATCGTGATAAAATATCTGCAAATGTAAGTAACGCAACGAGAAAAGATATGTTGAATCAAATGCAGTCTGTACGGGAAATACCTACATCTCAAAGTAATGTAAACTCTGTTGAAGTAAAAACAGACCCGAACAAATCTGTGTTGGATGCTATTAAAAATCTAGATGGAGGAACTGATAACCTTTTCAGCTAAGATAAATAGAAAAGGAGTTTAACATGGCGGACAATCCATTTAAACTATCACAACTAGGTCAAGCTCCTGCGTCTTCTGCCGATCAAGATAAGATTGGTGACCTGCGTAGGCGGTATAACTTTGGTGCATCAGTATCTGAGTTAGCTATTGACCAAACCCCATTTTTTAGGTTTATTTCCCAAGTAGGAAGTTCTCCAACAGATGACCCTGAGTTCAAATCAACAGAAGAAAGACATAGCTTTCATAAAAGGTATGCCTATGTCATAGCTCATGATGCTGATGGAAGTGGTTCTCCTGCAACAGCAAATAATGCTTATGCAGTAGTACAATTAGCTACTGCAAAGTTTGCTGCTGGTCAAGTGTTCTCACTTAAACTAGAAGCTGATTTTCAATCTGCTGGTAATGTGCAAAGCATTTTAGGTCAAAGCAGTATTGCTATTGGTGCTGATGGCACAAAGCCTATATGGATGCTAAAAGGTCAATTGATAAAGATTCCTATTTATCATGCAACTTCTGCTACAAATAGTACAAAAGTAAAAGATGATTATCTTATTTGTAGAATAGAAGAAGACCCAGCAGATGTAGCTTCAGGAGCTAATAATGCAAAAGTAGTAACTGTAAAAGTAAAGCGTGGTGCTGACCCATTATCAGGTAGCAACGTTTATGCTTTTGCTGGACAAAAATATGCTAGTTCTGCTTGGACTTTTGGTGATTTAGTATCTGCTGAATCAAGCAAAGTATATCCTGTTGGTACTGCACATGCAGAAGGAAGTTCATTTCCATCTACTTTTAAAGATAGTCCATACTTAGTTCGTACTGGGTATACACAAATCTTTAAAACTACTTGTCAAATGACCAATACTGCTAGAGCAACTCAGTTAAAGCTAGTTCCAGATGAGTGGGCAAGAATATGGAAGAACAAACTCATTGAGCATAAGTATGACATTGAACAAGCGTTATTGTTTGGTCGTGGTTCATACGATGATACCAATAGAATTGGATATACTCAAGGTATTGTAGACTTTGTATTACAAGAAGGTAATATCTTTTCTTGGAGTACTTCTAAGTCACAAGACGATTTCCTTGAAGATATGAGCAGTTTCTTAGACCCTCGTTATAACAATGCAAATGCTACGTTATTTATGGTTAGTACAGAAGTATACAACTGGCTACATAAGCTAGGTGGATACATGACTGCTAATATGAGAGAAGTAGGTGATGGTACTGTAGAAAAATCACTAGCTAGGCTAGATATGGGTATTATGGGTAAATCAAAGAAATTTGGTTTAGACATTACTACTATATCTACTCCATATGGAGATATGAATGTTACTAGAAATATTCATCTAGATGGTGCTGCAAGTGGTGCTTCAATTGTTGCGGTTAATATGCAACATGTAAAGTACAGACCTCTTGCTGGTAATGGCATAAATCGTGATACAGCGATCTATGTTGGCGTACAGTCACTTGAAAACACAGGTGTTGACAGAAGAATCGACCTCGTACAAACCGAGGCTGGTTTACAGTGCAACATGCCTGAAGCTCATGCGGTTTGGAAATAATCCAACCTTATAATGTTGTTCGGGGGGAGCAATCCTCCCGAATAGCAAAGGAGTAATTATGGCAACATTTAACGTACAAATATCAAATATGGCTGGAGCATTAACAAGTGAGGATGTAGATACTCACATTGAACATGCTATAAAAGATGTTGTAAACAAATTAGCACGAATCAATCCTGATATGATGCATATGTTTAGTGGAAATGAAAATAATGCTGATGGTAATGGATTTGTGCAAATAACAGATAATAATATGATTTTTAAGGTCGCAAGAAGAGAAGGTTCTGTTTATCGTACTTGTATTGAAGCTCCATCAAGTTTAGAAGCAGATTTAGTTGATGCAAATAGTTTAAATAAAGCAACAACAGAATATCCACGATATATTCGTAGTAATAGTAAAATTACTGTATTTCCTACTGTAACAACTGCTAATTTTATATCAGTTACAAAAGTTGTTTATGGTACTCCAAGTACAGTTGGAGGCAATGGAGAAATATCAAATTTTCCAAGTGGGATGTATCCAATGGTTGTTTGTCATGCGGCAATGAATACAATACTTGAAAAAATGGCTGAAACGCTTCCTGCAGGTGCATTGCAAGATGTTGACCAGTTACAAATAGATGGTAATGCTTTTTCAGATAATGCATCACCTACTGATGCAGAATTAGATAATCCAAGTCATTATTTTGCACGATTAAGAGAATTTATTAACGAGGAAGAAGACACAGAGCTATCTGCAGTGCAATTAGAAAAGATAACTGCATATCTTAATTGGTATGCAACATCAATTGAAAAAAATAAAACAGATTATAATTGGCTTATGGAGCGTTTGATGATTTTAAAAGATAGATATGAAAAAATGTTTTTACCATATGTAAGACAACAAGGACAAGAAGATGCCAGAAGTGAATCCTAGTACAAGTTGGTCTATAAATGCAGTTGGTAATTCTACAACATGGACTTCAGCAACAGTTAATCCTTCTAGTCCATATAAAATTAATAATGTGCTTATTTATGGTAGTTCTAGCAGTAATAGAATAACCTGGGAATCAATTACATCAATATGGGGTGATTAATGAAAGTAAAAGAATTAATGGAAAGAGTTGGTACTACAAATTTTGGATTTACCAAAGCATATATCGCTGATGGTATGCGAGAAATAAATAGTATGTCAGAAGAATCTGTAAGTACTGCAAAAACAGATTTAATAAAAGACCAACGTTATTATGCAATGCAAGACTCTGATGTAAGCGGAATGGTAAAAATATTAAACGTTGCTATTCTTGATTCAGATTCAGGTACTTATACAAATATAAATCGCATAATAGGTAATGTAAGTGTAGATAAGGATCAAACATGAGCAATCTAATTAGAATTAATGATACAAAATATGGATACTATGTTGAAGGTGGCAATATTGGCATACTAGAACAAAATGTAGAAACAGGTAAGTATGATAGTCCTACAACAAATATTACTAATGGATTAATGATACGATTTACAACAATGCCTTCATTACCAACAAGTGAATCTTCTACTTTAGATGTAGATGAATTACTAGCTATTGCATTAGTAGATTATGTAAAAGCTAAAATATTTGAGCAACAAGGCGATTATGATAAAAGACAATTTCATATGAGAGAATTTAAAAAACATGTTATGCAACATCAGAAAAATAAAAATGGTGGTGCTAAAATAATCATTCCAACTGGTGTTGGAGCAATACGATAAGGAGTAACTATGAGTGATATTACATATGGTTCAAAAACAATGAACAGTTGGACTTCACAAGAAAGTGTAGCACCTTTTATTAAAGCTGTTGTTAGTGATGGAAGCGTTGTAGACCCATCAAGAGCAGTTGTTAATAAAGGTTCTGGTGCATCTGTAACACTTACTATTGGTGGTGAAGAAGTTGCTATTTATATGCTACAAGGAGTAGTGTATAAAATATCTGCAACTAAATCAAGTTCAAACAATATAGTGTTTTTGTACTAATGGCAGGTATACAAGGTAAATCAGTAGGTAGTACATACAAAGACCTACTTAATATTAGTGGTTCTACGCCCAATGAGGGGGTTACAAGCTCATTAAAATCAGTTTTTGATGGTGATGGTACAGAAACTGCAATTCAACTTTCTACGACCCATTTAAAGATTCCTAGCGGTAAAACTTTAGAAATAGCTGGTACATTTAATTCTGTAAATGCAACACTTACTGGTGATTTAACAGTGGGAGATGATTTAACAGTTACTGATCTTATATCAGGAGCATCAGGAGAATTTACTGGAAGAGTTTCTGCTAATGATATGCGAATTGGTGGTGGTTCAGGAAATAGTGGAACAACAATAGATGCAAGTGGAAATGTATTAACAGATTCTAGGATTACTTGTAATGATATGCACATAGGAGGTGGTTTTGTTACTAGTGGAAGTGGAAGCGGATTAAGCATATCTCAAGATGGGAGAATTGATACAAATGAAATTATCGTGTGTGAAGCAATAAAAACTACTCAAGGAGTTTTATCATCAAGTGCAAGTAATTCCCCAAAAGTAAAATTAGATAATGCTACAAAAGTAGCTCTAACTGTAGATGATAGTGGAACAGATAGAGAAATTTTAAAAGTGGAAGATGATGGTGAAGCTACAATAAAAGATAAAGCTGGTGACACCAAATTTGTAGTAAAAGATACTGGAGTGTTAAAGTATAAAGCAAAAACTACTGCAGAATTAACTGCGATTAAAAACGCTGGTAATGCGGCAGCTGGTGATATTGCTTATGATTCAGTAAAAGGATTTGTGGTATATGTGCCATAATGTAAACAACAATAGGAGAATGCATAATGAATAAGTTAACTCAACAAGAAATGGAGTTCGTAATTCAGGCTATAGCAAATACAAGTATCCAAGCAAAGGATTCTGCATTTGCTCAAGGTGTTCTTGAGAAGTTAGGTTCATCTTATCAAGAGATGATCAAATCTTCTGACAAGAGCAATAAGAAGGCTGGTAAAGCGAACTCAGAGCAAGTGAGTGCTTAATTATGGCTGATTGGAAAAAACTCTTAGTAGAGAATCCTCCAGCTAGTGACATAGCATCTTCCCCAAGTTCGGGGAAGGTGCTTAAAGTCTCCGCAAATGGTACTGGATTAGAATGGGCAGATGATGCTGGTGGTGCATTTCAAGTTGTAAATGGAAATGCTGTTTTTAGCACTGGTAATATTGATACTGGTAATAATACAAACAGAAAAATTGGTGATATAGCTAGTGACACTTTTTTACAATTTAAACAAGCTCAATTAGAATTTTCAGCAGATAACAATGTTGCTATGGTTGTGCAAGATACTAATGTAGGTATTGGTATAACTTCTCCATCAACTCAGTTGCATTTAAATGGCACAAACCCAGTAGCAAGGTTTCAAGTTTCATCAGGTAATGGTTTTGGTGGTTTACAATTTTATAATAATAGCGGTGTTTTGGCTAGTACAATTGGAAATTTTGGACATACTTCAAACATATATTTTACTACTAGTGGGAATAATGCAATTTTTCATTCTACTGGTAATATTTTTTATAAAGATATTGAAATAGAAAATCAAGCACCAAGTATTACTTTTGATGATTCTCAAGGTGGTGTAATGAGAATTTTATCTAATGCTGGAGACATTAGAATAAGACAAAATGCAAGTGGAGATAGTCCAACAATAGACACAATATATGTTACAAATGATGGAAAAGTAGGTATAGGTCGCTCTGCTAGTAGTCCACCTACAGAAAAACTTGATGTTGCTGGAGGTGCAAATATTGACACAAGATTATGGATTGGCAATACTCATAACAATGGTCAAACTTTTGCTAGTATGAGTAATAAAGGTAATGAACTTATTCTAGATGGTGGTAGTAATTCGGGATTGACAATAGTTACTGATAATGATGAAGCTGGTTATATAACACATAATAATTATAATAATGGTGACTACCAACATATAAAATTTGACTCAGCTAATGCTGGAATGTTTTTTAAAGCTGGGGGAACAGATAATGTTCTTTCATTAAAATCAACTGGTGTCGGTATTGGTACAACTGCAATTCCACATGGTGGGATAGGTCATGCAAAACTAGCTATTGAAGGAATTGATTCAAGTTTTGCAAGTGGTCCGATTATGCAGTTTACAACAAATTCTGATGATTATCCATTGCTTAAATTTTTACCTTATAGTCATGACAATATTGGAATTTATTTTGATGCTTATAGTCAAGATGGTTCTGCAAAATCTTCAGACCCTGGTTCTAATTTTCAAATTCATAAAGTTTCAGATAAATTACAATTTAAAGTTGATAGTGGAATAACTGCTGGTAATACTATTTCGTGGGATACTGCTATGGTAATAGATACTAGTAGTCGTATTGGAATTGGTACATCTTCTCCTGAAGCATTATTACATCTTGATTCAAGCTCAACAACCGAATTGAGAATACAAGATGGCACAGATAAAAAATTAAGAATTAAACAACAAAATAATGGTGCATTTTTTACTGCTGAAACTGGCAACTCATTAACATTTACTACTAATGGTAATACTACTGCAATGCACATGGATACAAGTCAACGCATTGGCATTGGTACGTCAAGTCCTAGTGATAAGTTGCACATTGCTGGAACTGGAACAGATTCAGATGGAAGATTAAGGTCTGCAAGTGCAAATGTAACTAGTTCTATTGGTTCTGCTGAGGGCGATAATAGATATTTTACTGCTGGTGCTGGTTTAGAAATAATGACCAATACAAATCATGATATTAGATTCGGAACAAATGTTACTAGTGGCAACGCTACCCCTAAAATGGTGCTTGATACAAACGGGCGTTTGGGCATCGGCACATCCTCGCCTTTACAACCTCTCCATATTGAAACAAATAATAATAATTCTGATGCAAGTGTAGTTATAAAAAATGCTAATGAAAATGGAACTTGTGGTTTGTCGTTTCGTAGTGGTGTGGGTCATAATATTACTATAGGCATAGAAAAAACTGGAAACAACTTTGCAATGAATACTGGAGTTGGGTTAGCTAGTGGTACTCGAATGCTTACAGTTACTCCAAGTGGTTCAATTGGCATCGGCACAGACTCGCCTAGTCATCCACTTCATGTTAATTCAAGCGTAAGTAATGGTCAATTAATGCAATTGCATAACACAAATAATGCAGATGGTACATTTATTAAATTTACTGGAGCAAATAGCACTAGCGAAGATTGGCAATTAGGCGGTGGAGTAACTGGATTTTCTATTTATAGTTTAACTGATAATGCTTTTAGGTTTATAGTTGCAAACGATGGGAAAGTTGGTATTGGAACTTCAAGTCCCGTTTTTGGTCTTGATGTAAGAAGTACTGGATATTTTGCAACTGCATCAAATGTAGACCAAATAAGATTAGGTGATACAACTAATGGAAAAACATCTTCTATAAGAGCAGTAAACGATACAATGCAATTTAAACCCGATGGTAGTAATGTAAAATTTTTTATAGGAAATACTGGGAAGATTGGCGTTGGTACAACATCGCCAGCAACTCAGTTGCATTTAAATGGCACAGACCCAGTAGCAAGGTTTCAAGTTTCATCGGGTAATAATTTTGGTGGTTTAGAATTTTATAATAATAGCGGTGCTTTGGCTAGTACAATTGGAAATTTTGGACATACTTCAAACATATATTTTACTACTAGTGGAAATAATGCAATTTTTCATTCTACTGGTAATATTTTTTATAAAGATATTGAAATAGAAAATCAATTTCCAAAAGTTATTTTTGACGATACACAAGGCGGTGCAATGCAAATTGCATCTAATGCTGGAGATATTAGAATATCTCAAAATGCAAGTGGAGATACTCCAACAACAGACACAATATATGTTACAAATGATGGAAAAGTAGGTATAGGTCTCTCTGCTAGTAGTCCACCTAGCCATCCATTGCATATTAATTCAAGTGTAAGTAATGGTCAATTAATGCAATTACATAACACAAATAATGCAGATGGTACATTTATTAAATTTACTGGAGCAAATAGCACTAGCGAAGATTGGCAATTAGGTGCTGGAGTAACTGGATTTTCTATCTATAGTATAACTGATAGTGCTTTTAGGTTTATAGTTGGAAATGATGGAAATGTTGGTATTGGTTCCTTATCGGCTCCTACTCACAAATTACACGCACTTTCTACTGATAACAAAGCATTTTTGCTTGATAGAAATACTAATAATAATCCCACTAGTTTAAATGAGTTTAGTTCATTTTACTCATTATCAATTAAAAATAGAGCTAGTGGAACATATCTTAACTTTGGTGGAGATAGTACCCATACTTCTCTACAAGCCACAGACGGAGCTGGTTCAGCCACAGCAAAGAATATAGTTTTAAATCCTTATGGTGGCAATGTTGGAATTGGTACGTCAAGCCCTAGTCAATTATTACACATTGAAGGAAGTAGTTTCCCAACCGCTTTAATTAAAGGTGGTTCAAGTGGTTCTGTTTTAAGATTGCAAGGTGCAAACAATGATTCAGTAGTTTTTAACGATAATACTGCTGATAAATGGTTTTTAAGGTATCAACCAGGAGTAGATAAAATTGACTTTTTTAATGCTGGTTTAAGCTCATCTGCATTAACAATATTAGATAGTAACAATAAGATTGGTATTGGCACAGACTCGCCTAATACTTCAGTTGAAATATCAGATACAGATGCAAAATTAAGATTAGTATCTGAAAGACATAATACCGATACTGGTGCAACTAATAATTTTACTCAATTTGGATACGATAGTAGTGGTGATAGACCTTTTATTATAAGCAATCAAGCTAATACTCCAATCCATTTTAAAGTAAATGCTGGTAGTATAAGATTTGTAATCGATGACAACTCTCGCATTAGTTTATCTAATAATGGCGGTTCATCATCAACAATATTTGGCAGAAATGCTGGAAATAATTTAAATAGCGATACTATTGGAAATAATTTATATGGGGAAAGCACTGGTAATGCATATACAACAGGTTCAAGAAATACTCACTTTGGTCATAATAATGCAAGATATAATGTAACTGGTACTAAAAATGTTTCTATGGGGTATGAAGCATTATTAGGCTCATCGGGTAATTCACATAGCAACAATACTGCTGTAGGGTATCAAACATTAAAAGCAACTACAACTGCTAGTAGCAATACAGCACTAGGAATTTTTGCTGGGTTAAATTTAACAGATGGGAGTTTTAATGTTTTACTTGGTGCAAGTGCTGGAGAAAATTTAGATACAAATACTAATCATAATGTTATGGTTGGATACCAATCTGGTGAACATGCAGATGGGGCAACAGTAGCATCTGTAAGGAATGCATACGTTGGGTATCAATCGGGTAGATATTTAGATGATGGTCAAGATAATGTTGCTATTGGATATCAGTCTATGTATAGTAACTCGTCAGAAGGAAATAATGCTTTAAACAATGTAGCCGTTGGAAAAAATTCTTTGTATTCAGTAACAACTGGCAGTTTTAATACCGCTCTTGGTAAAGATAGTGGAGATTCTATTACTACTGGAGAAAAGAACGTATTTGTAGGTACAGACTCAGGTCAAAACATGGTAACTAATTCTAATTCTACATTTGTTGGTTATGAAGCTGGTTATAATGCTCAATCAAGTAATAGTACTTCAATAGGTTATCAATCTTTATATAAATCAACTGGAAATGACAACTCAGCATTAGGTGTTGATTCTATGGTAGAAAATACTTCAGGAGTCAACAATGTTGGTTTAGGTAAATCAGCACTAAGAAATAATCAAACTGGTAATTATAACACCGCAGTAGGGTCTAATGCATTACTTGGTACAGCATCTAATTCACATAGTAATAATGTTGCAGTTGGATATAAAAGTTTACATGTAGTTGAAACTTGTAGTGAAAATGTTGCAATAGGAGTTGAATCAATGCAGTTGGCAACAACTGGCAATAAAAATACTGCAATGGGTTATCAGTCATTACGTTTAAATGCTACTGGGGCACACAACACTGCTATTGGACACGAAGCTATGGAAGGTGTTAGTGGCAACTCACATAGTCATAATACAGCTATAGGGGTTGCATCATTAAAATCAATAACTACTGGTAATGATAATGTAGGAGTAGGTAATTATACTTTAGATGCTTTAACAATCGGGCATAGTAATGTAGCAGTAGGGAAGTCTGCTTTAAGTCTTGAAGTTGAAGGATATGGCATTACAGCTATGGGGTTTGGAGCATTTAGCAATGCTAATAGAAATGGTGGTAGTGCTACTGGAAGTGCAATTCTTAATCCGCAAGTTGGCATTGGATATATAGCTGGAGCATCAACAACTACTGGAAATACAAATACATTTATAGGAGCATATTCAGCTTTTAGTAATACAACTGGTTCAAGAAATGTTGTTCTTGGATATTCTGCTTTATACACTCCAACAACTGCAAATGATTGTGTTGCTCTAGGAAATGATGCTATGGGTCATGCTCAAGCTGGTCAAGCATATAGCGGAGTCGTTGCCATAGGTAAGGATGCAGTAAAAGGTAATAGTAGTTCAACAACAACTGCAATAAATGGTACAGTTGGAATAGGAATGGATGCTCTTACTGCTTTGACATCGGGTAGTTCAAATGTTGCTATTGGATTTGAATCTGGAAAACTTTTAACAACTGGACATAGTAATACTTTTCTTGGGTATGAGTCGGCTCAAAGTTTTGATAGCGGTGAATCAAATATGACCGCTATTGGTCGTAACTCAATGGGTTCTGCTAATAATGATTCAAGTGCAAATTGTGTAGCTGTAGGTGTAAATGCTTTAGAGGGTGGTACTGGTGTAATAACTAATAGTATTGCTATAGGTAAAGATGCAATGTCATCCACTAATGTAAGAAATGTTGATGCAAGTATTGCTATTGGATTAAATGCGATGGATTCAACTTGTGGCGGTGGAGTTGTTGATTGTATTGCTATAGGCAGAGATTCAATGCATCACGCATCAAACCAATTAAGTGGTGTAAGTGATTCTATAGGAATTGGAAAAAACTCACTACAAGCACTAACAACTGGCGATGGTAATATAGCACTTGGTTCAAGCTCATGTAGTTCAATGACAACAGGTACATATAATGTAGCTATGGGTTTTGAGGCTTTACGAGACCAGTCAACAGCATCATTTAATACAGCTATTGGAACTAATGCGTTATCAAATTCTGAAGCAGAAAATAATGTCGGCATTGGAAAGTCTGCTGGAGATGTAATTGTAACTGGTTTGAATAACACTATTATTGGTACGGGAAGCGACCCTAGTGCAAATAACGCAACTAATCAAACTGTGATTGGTTTTGCCGTAACTGGAATTGTAGATAATTCTGTAGTTCTAGGCAATGCAGCGGTTACAAAAGTATATATGTCATCAGATGGAGATGCTGAAATATATGCTAATGGAACAATTAATACTTCAGATAGAAGATTAAAAGAAAACATTAAAGATAGTGATTTAGGTTTAGAGTTTGTTAATAAACTAAGACCAGTTAAATATAACTACATTAAAGATAAACACGATGGCAAAACTAAGTATGGTATTATTGCTCAAGAAGTACAAGAAGTTTTAAAAGAAAGCAATAATGAGGATTTTGCTGGTATCAAAGATAGTGATGAATATTTAGGAGCTGATTATATACAATTTGTAGCTCCTTTAATCAAAGCGGTACAAGAACTAAGTGCCGAAGTAAATGAACTTAAACAACAACTCAAGGATAAATAATGAAAAACTATAAAGCACAAAAGTCTGCTAAAAATTGGTCTGTAAAAAAGACTAAAGTGGTTGACTATCCAGCAGTTTCTGAAGTCAAAGATGATGACGGAAATGTAGTTAGAGAAGCACAAGCAGAGCAATCACATGATGAATTACAATTAGTAAGAAAGCAATGGGATGCTAGTAGCGGAAAAGCACTAGATAATGCAGTTCAATCTTATAGCTTAGAGCAAGTAGCTAGAGAAATTCAATCTTGTAAGGATAGAGCATCTGAAGCACAAGCTGAACAAGCTGATTGGGAAGAACTAGAAAAAGACCTCAAAGCACTTTAATCAATAACCAAATAGGAGTCAATCGTGGCTAAAAAAGAAAAAAAAGAGCCTCAAAAGTTGAACCTATTCGACAAAGAATATTTGTTGGATGACTTAACAGATGAGCAAAAAGCAATGGTAAACCATATTGCAGATTTAGAAAATAAAATATCTGGAACTGCTTTTAACTTAGACCAGCTTAATGTTGGTAAAGAAGCGTTTATTAATCGCTTAAAAGAATCTTTAGAAGAGGAGTCTAAAGAAGAATAATGCTTGTTCGTAAATGTGCAAAAGGAAACAAGGTTTACATTTTTAAACCAAGAACAAAAGAAAATGTTACATACAAATTTAGTGATGAAACTATTTCTTTTGATGCACAGAATAAGTCTTATGTTGTAGTAAGTGATGGGGTAGTAATTAAAAGAACTAATTCTTGGGTTACTGCCCAATCATCTTTTTTAAAAAAATCTCAAGATGATATACAAAAATTAGAAGTTGGTAAACACACTTTAATAAATGGAATAGCTACAGAAATAAAATGAAAAAAGATTATACAGATTTAATGAAAATAATAATATTTGTTTCATTGTTTTTTATGTTTTTTATGTTTGTAGCTTGTGATTCTGGTTGGAGTGTTGGTGGTTATGAGGTATGAGTGCGAAACCGAAAACTTACAGGTCTTATGGTGTTACAAAAATTGATGATAATCTCTCTTTTAATATCAATGTCCGCTGGATTTTTCAAGCTTTTGTTGGAATCACTTTCCTTGTTATGGGGTACTTACGAATTGAAAATAGACTTGCAGAACTTGAGCGAAGAATGGAACTCGCTGATAGTCAAATATTAGAGCTTGTGGAACAGAATCAGATAGAAGAACAAAAAGAGCGTGAAGCAATGGAAGAACGTATTAGCTTTTTTGAAAAAGAATTAAACTTAAATCCGTTTTCATGGAAAAAAAGAAAGAAAAAATAAATAATGGATTTTCTAGCGATATACTCAGAAGCGGGTATGATAGGTGTCGTAGGGGCTTTATTAGTGTATGTAGTTTACTCTATGAACAAAAGGGGAAGTATACAAGCAGAGGCTTTACAAGATTTAAAAACAGAAAATAGAGGACAAAGTGAAACTATCGAAAATATGGAATCTATATTACTGAAATTATTGTCCAGAATGGACAAAACAGACGATAGGATAGCAAGAAAATTTGACGATTTAAACAAAGAAATAAACTCAGTTGATAATCAAATTAGTAAGATAGAGGGTATAATCTCTCGTTTGAATGGCAAACATTAACAAAATACAAAGGAGCTAAAATGATAGCAAAGTTAATTAGTGATTTTCTATTTGATGAGGAAATGGAAAAAGAAATTATTGACCAGATTGTAGCAGAAACTGATATTCCTATGTTAAGTGAAAAATCAGAAGCAAAGGTTTGGTCTGCACTGCTTGGTGTTATAAAAGCAGTCGTAATGAAAAAGCTAGGATAATAGTTATGCCAAAACTTGGTCGTAGAAGTATGAAAAGGCTGAAAGGCGTAGACCCTCGATTGGTTTTATTATTACAGAAAGTAGTAAAATATTATGATATTACTGTAATAGAGGGTTTGCGTAGTCAAGAAAGACAAAATGAATTGGTGGCACAAGGAAAATCTAAGACCAAGTTTGGCAAACATGTTCAAGGGTTAGCGGTAGATATAGCCATGTATCCTATTGATTGGAATGCTAGGGATGATTTTCACATGTTAGGCGGGTTTGTGCTTGGTATAGCTAATCAAATGGGAATAAGAATTAGATGGGGTGGATGTTGGAGATATGATAGTTTATATCAAGGACAAAGAACTGTAAAAACAAATAATTTTGATGATTTAGTACATTTTGAAATTGTGGAGTAAAATATTAACAAAAAAAAACACCCTAATGGGATTACTAAGCAACCAACAAAAGACCCAGAGGGAAATTTAGTCGCTTGTCCAAATTGTAATAGTGAAAATATTAGAAAAGATGGATGGCAATATTGGAAGAACAATAGAAAAAGGCAACGATATTACTGTAATGATTGCGGGAAAAAAACATTGAACCCAGTAGTAATACAAGGAAACGATTTTAATGTTCAAGACCTGCCAATTGAGGAAATGAATATTGATGATATTATTGAATATCGTAAAAAAAGATATGTTCAAAAATATGATGCTTATAAAAAAAGAGAGTTAATTGATATACAGATTAATAAAACTGGAGTTATTGGAATATGTCATTTTGGAGACCCGCATGTTGATGATGATGGAACAAATTTAGCGGAGATTTATTCTTTATGCGATTTAATTCGTAAAACAGATGGATTATTTGCGGGTAATTTAGGGGATGTACAAAATAATTGGGTAGGTAGATTAACATATTTACATGGACAACAATCAACAACCGCAAAAGAATCTTGGTTAATATCCGAGCATTTCTTAAATAGTGTAGATTGGTTATATTTGATAGCGGGAAACCACGATGTTTGGAGTGGGGATGGAGACCCTTTGGAGTTTATCATGCGTGATAAAAAGGCATTATATAAACAACATGGTGCAAGAATGAATCTTAGATTCCCTAATGGCAAATGCGTTAGGGTAAATGCTCGTCATCAATTTAAGGGAAACTCAATGTGGAATACTGCTCATGCAATTAGTAGGGCGGTGCAAACTGGATGGCGAGACCATATCTTAACCGCAGGTCATACTCATGTTAGTGGTTATCAAGTATTAAAAGACCCCGCATCTGGGTTAATTAGTCATGCGATTCAAGTAGCATCATTCAAGAATATGGACGAATATGCAAATAAACTTGGATTAGATGATAAGAATATTTTTAATGCACCAGTTACAATTATAGACCCTAAATATGACGATGACGATAATAGATTAATTACAACTTTTTTTAACCCTTATGAGGGAGCAGAGTATTTAACATATAAACGCAATAAAAAATCATGAGTACATTTGAAACAACATACTGTAATACCACAACAGATTTACTATTTGTAGAGCCAAATTTAGGTTCTTATGATGGTAAAAGAGTTATCCCTAGTAACTTTACCACTACTGATACATCTAACCTTTATCAACTTAATAATAGTGGCTTTGTAGACCAGTTATATAAAGATGGCGTTGAGATGACAAAAGTAACGGATACGCCTAATGCGGATAACGAATATAATTATAGTAGTAGTACAGATTCATTTCAGTTTTTCTTAGCATCTAGTTCTGTATCTGCTTTGAATAGTTCAGTATTTGAAGCATCTAGCGACTGGGCAACTTTAAAATCTGATGCGGTAAAAAGAGCTAGTGATTTTATTCGAGGATATTTACCATTTCCAATCTATCCAAATAAAGGTGTGGGAACGCAAGATAGTACTGAGCGAGATTTTCCAGAAATTATTGTTCGCTCTACTGCTTTGATGGCAGTTGAATCTTTGATAAGACCTTACGATGTAGAAAAAGCAGACCAAGTAAGAAACCAAGCTATTAACGAACAAGGAACTGGTTTTTTAGATATGCTCAGAACTGGGCAAGTTCATTTATATTCTAGTGAAAGTGAATATAAAAAGCGTGGAATATTAAGAACTATAAATCAAAATACTAGCTCTACTGGCGGAATCGTAGATGTAAAAGGAACACCATCGTATTCTTGGGATGCAATAAAAATTATTATAACAAGTGGTGGAACTATTACAGAGGGCGTAGCTAATACAACTGTAAAATTTAGTTCTTTTATAGGCAATGAAAATGGATTGAAATTAGAGCAAATGGCAGTAAATGAAATTATTGATTGTTACTGGCAATTAGTTGGGCATTCAATGTTTGTCAGATTTAGTGCAGGTGTTTATACAACTGATGATGAGTTCGAGCTAGAAATTAGTGGCACAACAGACCAAATGTTCACGCGAATTAAACGAGTGCAAATGACTAGACGATAATGCCTATAGATTTTACAAATACTATTTTTGATGATATAATGGAAACATTAGCAACATTAATAAATGATGAATTTAATATTAGTGTAATGTATGATGAGCATAAACCGCCACAATCATTTTTATTAATTCCAGAATCAGATACATTGGTAACTAATTTAAGTAGTGGGGTTCAAAGAGAATATGCGATAGAAATAAATTATCAAGTAAAACTTGGCGGACAATATACCAAAAACAGTTTAAAACAAGTTACTGCAATTATTGAAAGATTGAAGAGACTTATACGAAATAATATTTCATATCAAAATGGTTCAATTTGGTTTGATGCAAATATTATTAATATTACTTATGAAAGAGATGAAGATGACAAATCTTTATTAAGAGGTATTGCAAATTTTAATTGTCAAAATATAGAGGTTATATAAAATGAGAATACAAGCAAGAGAAAAAAAATTACATAGAGTAAACTCAAATGGAGTTTTATGTGATATACAATCGCTAAATAAACTTCGGGATGGCGAAATTGTACAAGTAGCCGAAGAAGTAGCAAATGAACTTCTAAATATGGGAGTCGTGAAGCTAGTCAAAGAAACTAAAAAAAAATCTAAGGAGAAATAACGATGCCAGACACTAAAGTAATGCTCCCAAGTGAACCGATTTATGGTTTAAAAGCTGAAACGACATTTGGGGCAGATATGGGTGCTAATACAAACTATTTAGCACAACCAGTAGTTCAAGCAGAAAAACCTACTTTTAATATTCAAAGAGAATCAAGATTATTAAGTGGTAGAGGTGGAATAAAAAATAGTGCAGATACTATTGTAAATACAAGGGGTGGTACAGTTACCATGCCTTTTGATATGATTGCAACGCCTAAAACACTATTACAACATGCAGTATTAGTTGCTCAACAACATAGTGTAAGCACTAATTTAAATGAAATAAAAATAGATGGTGGCAATTCAACTTCAATAGGTGGCACAATTACAAGTGGGATGCCTCATTCAGTTAACATGGCTTATAAAACAACAGATGGTAATGGCATTCAAGTTGGTGGAATGGTTTGCTCAGATTTAACTATTGCTGGTGATGTTGGAGCAAATAATGGATTAGTATCTGTTTCTGGAAATTATTTCAGTGGTTTTAGTAATCCAGTTGCTGGTAGTTTATTAGAAAAATCATTTGGTGGAACATTTGTAGACCCACAAACAACATATTTTAATGTTATGGATTTTGATACTAGAACATTAGATATGGATGGAAGTGCAAACAGTGCGTTTATTATGAAATCTTTTTCTTTTAACATTGCAAATGGAGTTAATAGAGTAGGTTTTGACACAAATGGAAATGCGGAATTATATGTTTTTCCAGAGTATGTTGTAACTGGGAGTTTAGTTGTAAAGCTAGATGATAATTTTGATTACAGTAGCGGTGCTAATGTAATTCAAAGTTTTTTAAATGGCGATACACTTTCATTAAATATGATTTGTGGAGATAGTGAACCAAACGCTAGTGGAGAAATGGAAATCACTGCCGAAATACAATTAACTGATGACCCAGCACAAGATGTTAGTGAAAATGGTATTTTTCACACACTTAATTTTGAATGCGTAAAGAGTGGTTCAACTCCCGCTTTTAAATTACAAGTGTTTGAAAGCACTGCATTAACTGCACTTTAATTAAAACTAGAGGAGTAAAAAAATGATAGTTGATACTAAACATGGTCAATATGAATGTAATGATATAACTAGGAAAAAAAGACGAGAACTTTACAAAAAAGTAAAAGCAATTTATGCTACTGAAAATGTTGAGGAAATACATGATTTAGCAGATGAGTTTGCAATACTTGCTTTTGGTGGAGAAAAAGAAGCAGAAGATAAATTAGGAAACCTTACTGCTTTAGAAGAAGATGAAGTTCTAATGACAATAATAAATAGTTATATGGGTGTAAAAACCCCTTTAGAGACTGGCGATTGAGGACTGCATTATGGTTTTCCTCTTTTGGAATCCCAAGAACTGGTCTACTCCTCCCATATACCGCTCAATCGCCAACTCTTTTTAAAAGGATAGAATTTAAAACAGAAGGAGATATTAATGATGAAATTGAAAGAATTTTATCAGAAGATAGCATACAAAAATTTGGAGTTGGTAAAAGTCTTTATTATCAGTTACCATTTTTTTGTGAGCCATCATTTGTTATTTCTGATTGGTGTTGGCAAATGATTGAAGATTATCACTTAACTCAATCGTATAACGTACCATTAGGAAATAATTTAGAAGATATTTCTTGCTGGAAATTAGATTGTTTTCTTACTATAGAAGAAGAAATGCAAAAAATAAGACAAGAGAAGATAAGTAAAGATGGCAGTTAAAAATGTAATAGTAAAAGTTGGTCTTAAAGGGGCTAGAACAAGTTTATCTGGTTTAAAAAGCGTTTCTGGTGGTATAAAATCACTAGGTACAAGTGCGGTATCAGTTACAAAAAAGCTAGGTTTATTAGGGGTTGGACTTGCTGGAGTAAGTGTTAAACTAGCTGGAGATTTTCAAAAAAACTTATTAGAAATAACTACCCTATTAAAAAGAGACACTGGTCAAAGCATAGAAGATTTTACCAAGAAAAATTTAAAAAGTTTAGGAGCAGAATTAACATCAGTAGCAAATACATCTGGGTTAGCGTTAGACTCTTTAGCAAAAGCTAAATACGATATTGTTTCTGCTGGATTTAGTAATGCATCAGATAGTGCTGAAGTTTTAAACCAAGCGACTATGTTGGCAGTTGGTGGTGTAACAACAGCTGCGGGAGCTGCAGATATTCTAACATCTGCATTAAATGCGTTTGGAGCAGAGGCAGACCAAGCGGGAGAAGTTAGCGATACTTTATTTACAACTGTTAGATTAGGTAAAACAACTGTAACAGAATTGGGTGCTAGTTTAGGGCAAGTATTACCATTCGCTAAATCTTTCAATTTAAGTCTTAAAGATGTTGGTTCGGCAATGGCAACATTAACTGCTGCAGGTATTAATACCGCAGAATCAACTACCGCATTAAAAGGTGCAATCGTAGCATTAGAATCTCCAAGCAAGGGTGCTACAAAAGAAATGAAAAAACTAGGCATTGAAGTAAAGAGAAATGAAGATGGAACTGTTGATTTAATTAAAACTGTAGAACAATTTGCGGGATTAGACCCAGAAGTTTTTTCAAAATTAGTTCCAAATGTAAGGGCACAGTTAGCATTAAAAACTTTAGTAAATAACATGGTAACATTACAAAAAAATACTGAAGCATTTGAAGATACAAGTGATGCAACTGAAACGGCTTTTAAGAAAATGACTGGTGGTATAAATACTCAATTAAACATTTTAAAAAATAATGTTAGCACTATAATGATTACTATTGGTAATGCTATAGTAGAAAAGTTACAACCAAAAATAGATGCCGTTAATACTGAGTTTCAAAAATTAAATGAGATAGGTTTTGATAATTTGGCTTTAGCTATAAAAGACAATATTCCATTAATACTTGAAACATTAACTGATGCTTTTCAAGAAGCGTTTAGACTTATTGAATTACAAGCTGGTTTATTTGGTAGAATCATTATGGATAAACTTTTGTTTAGAGATAATGATGAATTGCATAAAGGATTGCAAGAAGCCTTAAATAAATCTATTGAATTTAGCACACAAAAAATATCTGATGATGCAGAAAAAATGTATAACAAAATTATTGAAGATGCTAAAATAGCAAGTGATGAGCAAAAAGCACTGTCAGAGGCTACCGCTGAAAGCGAAAAGAAAAAAGAAGATATAATTGTAAAAGCAAATCAAGGAGTCAACGAAGCAGTTAAACAAAATATAATAGTAACTAGATTGGCTGAAATGGCGGACAAGGACAGATTTGTTACAAGTTTATCTGGAGCAAGAAGTTTAATAAAATCATTATTAGCGGAAGCCATAGCTAGAATGATTTCTAAAGAAATGGGAAAAGGTATTATTGGTTTAATTACTGGCTCTGCGGGTGCTATAGCGGTTACTGGTTTATTTGACAAAGTAATACCGCAATTTGCTAATGGTGGCATTGTGCAAGGAGACCCATCAAAAGGGGATAGTGTTCCCGCAATGCTAACTGCTGGAGAACTTATTTTAAACCAAGCACAACAAGATAATTTGGCAAATCAAATGGGTAATGTAACTGTAAATATATCTGCCCCATTAGTAGACGAAACTGTAGTCGATTCAATTATACCCGCTATAGAGAAAGCTCAAAGGATGAATCTTGCATGAGCTTAACACTTCCATCTAATTACGAAAGTGCATCAAAAGTTTCTAATATAAAAGAAAACTGGTTATATCAATTATTTAATAATGATTCATTTTTAAATTTTGATGGTGTTAATGATTATATTGATTTAGGAACTACAACCGCTAATTCAAGCATAAATGTAAAAGGTACAAGTGAATCTGGTGGAACTGGCATATCAATTAGTTTCTTTATAAACTTTCCAGAATTAGGAAATAGAGAAATTATATTTGCATCAAATTCAACTGCTACTTATTCTGGTTATTGGATTGAAAAAAATGCTAATGATAAAATTGCTTTCAATTGGGGAGATAATACAGGTGCTGGTTCGCAAGATAGAAGAACGATGATAGGAAGCACTGCTTTATCTGCTAATATTTGGTATCATGTAATAATTACAAGCACATTTGCAAACGCAACATCGGGAACAAATATATATATTAATAATGTAGCAGAAACAATATCTCCCGATGGAACTGCATCTGTTACAACTCCAACCTATGTAAGTAATGGCAAAGCATATATAGCAAGAGAAGATTTTACAAATACCAATTATGGTGGAAAGCTATATATTAAAAATTTAGCAATTTGGTCGGGTGTTTTAGACTCTAACAATAGAACCGCTATATATAATAGTGGTAATTATAAATCATTATTATATAATTTTGGCAACTATAATCAAACAAGCAATTTAAAAGGTTACTGGGAACTTAATAATGGCGAACCTGTAATAAATGATTTATCGGGTAATGGTTTGCATGGAACTATTAATGGAGCAACTTATGGCGGATTTTTACCACTATCCACTTCAGATACTTTAGTAGACGATGTATTTTATCATGGCGTGGTAACAAAAACTGGTTCAATAAGAGATAGTATAGACTTACAAAACTCAAGAGCCAAAACAAGTAATGTTTCATTTAATATTGCAAATTTTCAATACAAAGGAAATGACATATCATCTAAATTGTTTTTAGGAGATATTGAATATCTTAATTATAATGTTAGAATATATTCACAGTTAAATGATAATTCATCACTATCTAGTTGTTTGCAAATATATCAAGGTAAATTAATTAACATATCACATGATGATTCAAGCGTTAGTATTCAAATAACAGAGAAAAAACCTTGGGATTTTTTATCTATTCCTACAGAAAAAACTACTCAAAAAAATATTTATGTACCAATTAGCTATGGTAATTATACAAAAAACTCTGCTACTACATTTGCATCGCCTTTGTTTGAATCTGAATTATCTTCTAAAGCATATAGACCAGTTCCATTAAATAAAACATTTAGTGATAAAATATTATATATAGATGGGAATAATACATCAAGTGATGGTCAATTAGCAGTATATGAAAAAAGTGTTGATACATTTGTACCCCTTGAAAATGCAATAGCAAGTACTGTTAATACAGACAATGCAGAGCATAGTCAATCAGACTTATTACAAGTTAGGTCTTTTAAACAAAGAGCAGAATCTGTAGAGGTATCGAGTAATGATGGAGTTACAATAGAAGATGCAGAAAAAGCGTTTGATGGGAATTCAAATACTTTTGCTAATTATTCAATAAATATAGATGGGCAAGAGGGTGCAGTTCGCATTACTTTAGAATATGATTTTCATTCAATATCGGGTAAATCATCAGACGATTTTAAAATATTAAGGGGGTCTAATAATTTAAGAGTATTAACCGCAGAGGGATTAACCGACACTGAAACTGGTTTAAATATTGATAATGCTAATAATGTAACTGAAAGAGATGTAATAAAAGTTGATGATGAGCAAATGGTTGTTACTAGTATCTCTTCAAATACATTGACTGTTAGTAGAGGTTTTAATAGTAAAAAAGAATCTCACGATAATGATACTTTAATTAGATTAAATAATACTATTAGTATTTTGGGTTTAACATACGAAATTGATGTTAATAAAAGTGGAGATGATTTTGGTAATAATACAATTCGCACTCGTGGGGATATTTCAACTGGTTTTAAATCAAATGATGTATCTAAAATAACTGAATTTGCTCAATTATCTAATAATACAACTTCCGCTACAATACAAATTGAGTTTGATTTAAATGAGATTGGAGAAACATTACCATCTTTTGATGCAGAATTTAGAATTTATGATATATTTTTACATACTCAAAGAGTGTCTGAAGCACCCGAAGAGATGCTATATGTAGCTAACGATGGATTAACTGAATCTTATAGCGGTAGTTCAGAATTAGTTGAACATGGGCATGAAGCATTAAGAGACATACTTGTTAGATTCGCAGGATTTGATAATGTAGCACCAGATGGATTTAGTGATTTACATACAGATAGGCATGTTGATAATTGGAAAATTAGATATTGGACTTTAGAACCTAAAAGCATACAATCTATATTAGATAAAATAATGTATGAATTTGCATTTATTTTTAAATATAGAGCAGATGGAAGCAGTAGGGTAATCTATATTAAACAATCTAGTGAATTATCCGCATCACAAACATTAACAAGTGATGATATTAAAAACGTACAAGTTTCAATGTCTGGATTTAATAATGTTATTTCAAAAATGATAATTAACTATGAAAAACATCCCGCTATAAAAGAATATATTTCTACCGCAACATCTTCAAACAATGAGGTAAGAACAAAATATAAGATACAATCAAAAGAAAATATTAAAGAAATAGATTTAGATATGAATGTTGGAACACCAGCGACAACGCCACAATCAGACCCTAATGCTGATTTTTATTCATATTACAATAACATATTAGGAGATGTTAAAAAAATAATTAAATGCGATATTATTAATTCAAGTAAATCGTATAATTTAGAAACTGGAGATATAGTAAAATTTGAAAATATGCCAGTCAATCCATTTGGTCATAATTGGAATGAATCTGGTTCTCAATATTATATGGTAACAAATTTAAATAGAAGTATTGGCTCTGTAAGAATTGAATGTAGAGAGGTAGGATAATGGCAAATCTAAATATTAGAACCCCAAGATTTTATGTAGATAGAATCAATTATATATTAAATAGAGGTAGGACAATTTCTCAATCTTGTGAAATACAAGCAACAAGCAATGGTAACAATACAGTTGGATTAAAAACTGGAAGTGAAGTAGCCGATTTAATTGATATGAGACCACTAAATCAAGCAACTTTTGACACATCAGCAACAACCGATACTCAAGCAGATACAGTTGTAACTAGATTTGATTTTGCTTTTGGAAGTTATGTAACCAATTTTGTTGCAATACTTAATCACAATATGACAAGTGCAGATGCTAAGTTTAGTATTGGTTATGGGAGCGAAGCTCAAGTAGAAACAATAGGATTTACTGGTGGAACAGTAGTAACTCCAAGCGTAAAACTAAATGGAACAGAATCATCAAATATAATTACACCACAATCGGATGGACATACATTAGTTACATTTAATAGTGCGGGAAGTTCAGATTGGGGAATACAGTTTCAAGGTAGCAATGGTGGTAATTTTGATGGAACAAATGATTTAAAAATAGGTTGTATATTAATAGGAGAATTATATGATATGCCTCATAGCCCCGACTTGAATGTCAAACGCAGTATTGAATTTGATAAACAAAAAATTCAAGAATCATTAGGCGGTCAAAGATTTTCTACTATGTCTAGTTTTGGAAAAAGCTATTTATTAGACCAAAACAAATCTCCATTTCACGATTATACTGCTAATGGTGCTAGAGGTTTATATGGTGGCAGAATGTCGTATGATATGAAATTTAGTTTTCTTAACTCAACAGATGTGATGCCCGATGACTATAGTAATTTTAACGATAACTCAGTTGTAGATGATTTGTGGAACGCTACACATGGTAGACACACGCCATTTATATTTACTCAAGATGGAACAAGTACATCTGAATCAGATTATTTATTTGCTAGGTTTGGGCAAGATAGTTTGCAAATGAACCAAGTAGCAAATGATATGTTTGATGTTTCAATGAAAATTGAAGAAGAATTTTAATTTGCATAAATAATATTTTATGCTAATTTACGGATAGTATTTAGTCTCTTTTTTTGAGGGGTGGTTTATCTAGCCACATTCCAGTGGCAACCTTCTTGTTAGATATTCACACTTCCACCCCTCTTTTTATAACCCTTTACAAACCCTATAAAAAAATACTTGCATCTTAATTTTAGGGGTTATAGATTATAGTTGTGAATTTATTTAAAATAACAAGGAGACACAAATCATGTTACTTAAAAAAAGCGAAGTCAAAAAACTTATAAGAGATGAGGGCTATAGAATTAGCCCCGATTCTTATGAGGGTATAAATAGAGCGGTAGAAAGCACGATAAAGCAAATGCTAGTGCAAGTAGCCAATGACAATATGAAAACCTTAATGATGCAACATACGGGAGCGAGAACGACCACAATAGAATCTAATTCTTGCTCAAGGTGTGCTAATATCAAAAGCACTTACATTAGGTGGGCGAGAAATGTCCAACAGTTTTGTGCAGATGAAGCAACTATAATGTTTAACAGATTAAGGAGTAGATAATGTTAATTCAAGAAGTAAGACCTATTAAGAAAAAATGCAAGATTTGCGATAAGTATAAATTACACGAAGAGATGGAAACCGCTAGTTGGAGAACACTTAAAAACGGAGTTCGTAAACATTATCGCAGAAGAGTTTGTAAAAAATGTTGGTATTGGAAAAATGCTAGACCAAAAAGAGATGCTAAAATTCATTGGTATAAAGAAATCAAACTTGGATTGTCTTGTGAATGTTGCGGGTACGATAGGATTCCACAAGCGATTGAATTTCATCATGTAGACCCATCAACAAAACTAGCTAATGTTTCAGATATGGTTTACAATGATTATTCTATTAAGACGATATTAAAAGAGATTAGAAAATGTGTTGCTTTATGTGTTTTATGTCATGCAGAGGAGACCCACAATGATAGCACCAACTAATGTATTTGAATTACATAAGCTAAGAGAATATTGCCTTAAATTAGGTAGTTTTATCCGAAGCCTAGACAACCATCTAGGCTTTGATAAACAAAGCGATTTAGAGCATATATTAAAAGAACTAGATATAATGAAAGCTAGGATTGATGTTATGATTTTAGAGATGGATGCTTTTGAACAAAATAATTTAGGAATGAAATAAAAATAAGGGGTGGTATTTTATCTATGTCATTATTCCTTTTGACATAGGCATTTTTTATTATTGACACAATAAACCCACCCCTTTATTTAAAATGGAGGATTTATGAATAAAATATTAGATGATTTAATAAAAATTAATATTAGATTAAATAAAAGTTTTACAAAAACCGCAGAAATATTAAGTGATAATATTAAGGTTATTGATGAGATGAAACAATTAATAGATGATATTGAAAATAGGTGTTAACAATATGGGGGTAATTAATAATGAAATCTAAAAAACAAAAAATAAAAGAGCATTTAGAATATGGTAATGGCATTACTCAAAAAGATGCGATAGAACTTTTTAATGCTTACAGATTGTCCGCAGTAATATTTGATTTAAAAGAAGAGGGAATGAAGATTGAAACTATAGATAAATCTCATACAAATGCAGATGGTCAAACTATTAGGTTTGCAGAATATAGAATGATAAATGCGGTGGGAAATAAAGACCAGATTAGTATGTTTGGAGAAGAGCCAAAAGAATTTAGAAGATGGCTTGACTCTCCGCCTAGACTAAAAAAGGGAGATATTAGATAATTATATGGGCATGGGGTTTTACAACACACCCAATACGTCATGTTGTTCTTCGCTTTCCTCATGCCCAAAACTTTAGGAGTAGACTATGAAAAATTTTTTTGAAAACTTTGAAATGTGGATGTTATTATATATTTGCGGAGCGTTCACTGCGGTAGTAATACAATTTTTAATTAAACTAATATATAGGAGTATTTAATGGATAATAATAGGAAACCTAAGATTGATTTTGAACAAGGTAAAAAATATAAAATTCAATTAATCTTTGATGAGTGTAAATCTGGCAGGACAACAAAACCAGATGGCAAATCTTATAATTGGTATTTATACCAATGTCAGTATAATTCTAATGAATATACATTCTTTGCAGATTACGACTTACACGATGAATTAAAAAAATATGGTCGTGGCGATATTTTAGAGATTCAAGATAATTACGTTGGGGATAATCCTTATGGTCATGATTGGTCTGTTATGTCAGTTGGTGTATCTGATTCATTAGATAAGATTATGAAAGATAGTAAGAATAAAACAGAGATTAAGATTGAATTATTTGCTTGTATGAAAGTCGCATCATCATTTAGTAAATCATTAGATGAGTTAAAGATGAATACTTATGCAGTTCAATCATTGCATAAAGAAATGGTCGATGAGGTTTATAACGAATCATCACAAGCTCAAGCGGTTGTAGATAAAGCAGAGGAATTATTTTAATGATTAATTCAAATGCTAAAGGAAAGAGAGGGGAACTGGCAGTTGTTAAAATTATTAATAAATATCTTGGCACTAACTTTAGGCGGACTCCTAATAGTGGTGGTCTTAGTTTTAAAGGAGATATTATTGACATTGATAATACCAATCCCCTCTATGATTTTCACATTGAAATCAAGAATACTAACACACTTCAAATCCCTAAATGGATGGAACAAATAGATAGGGATTTACCGCTTGGTAAAACTGGTTTATTAATTGCAAAATTTAGAGGCGGTTGGTTTAGTTGGTTAAGTCTAGAAGATTTCTTATATCTAATTTCACAAATAATGGAACTTCAAAAAAAGGTGCGGACTTATGAAGAAGAACATCATTGATTGGATATTAGACGTTACTGATAAAGACCTATCAAACAGAAGAATAAAAGATAAGAAAAAAGCAAGTGGGTTTGAAAGATTACATCATAGGATAGACGATGTGTTATTTTATTGTAAGTCTTGTAATAGAGTTTGGCAGTACAATCGCAAAATGATGTCTAGAAAATGGGAATCTTACCCATCTAATAACATACCAATATTAGGAAAACAAAAAAAACAATGTCCAAATTGTAAGGGGAAAAAATGAGGGTTACAGAATTTATTGATTTAATAACTCGTGAGAAACTACCAGATGCAGAGGATGTAATGTATTCTCATTTAGAATATAGAGATGAACATGGAAAGTTGCTAAAAAAGTACAGAGACTTAAGAAAAAAATATAAAAAAAGGAGTAATAAAAATGGCTAAACGATTTATAGATACTAAGATATGGGATAAGGCTTGGTTTAGAAAACTAGATACAAATTCAAAATTAATATGGATTTATATATTAACTAAATGCGACCACGCAGGAATTTTAGATGCCGACTGGGAAGCGATGAACTTTTTTATCGGTACTAATATCAACGATTATAATGAGATTCCAGATTCTATAAAAAACAAAATGGAATCAATAGATGAAAATCAATTTTTTATTCCATCATTTATTGATTATCAATATGGTACTTTAAGAATTAATTCTAAACCTCATTTAAGTGTAATCAAACGATTAGAGGAAAAAGGGTTAAATAACTATTTACAAAGGGTTATGATAACCCCTAAAGATAAAGATAAAGAAAAAGATATAGATAAAAGACAAGATAAATTTATAGATAAAGTAAATGAAGTTCTTAAAGAAAAAAAATATACAAATGAAGAGACTAACAACTTTGTGAATTTTTGGACAGAGCGTAATACTTCAAATACTAAAATGCGATTTGAACTTCAACAGACCTTTGATATTGCTAGGAGATTGGCAACTTGGGTAAGAAATAACAAAGAGTGGAAAATAGATAAGAAGGAAAAAAATGAGCGTAAAGAAATGCACTTCACAGGAAGCTAGTTTTTATGTAAATGATTTGTTTGAGCTTTTAGAAATAAAAGGAAACAATCAGTTATTGTTTAATCAGTTCTGTAGCCTATTGATGAAGTTTAGTAAAGATACAGTTAAAAAGGCTTGGAAAGATATTGTTTATAGTTGTGAGCCACCAAACGGGCAAATGGCGGGTCGATTACCAAAGATGCACATTATAGAACAAATATTATTAAGTAATAGGATTGACTCTTTTAATAAAGAACATCAAGCAAAGAAAAAACAAGAAATTGAATCTGGAACGATAAGAAAATTATTTGATTGGGGAATTGAATATCGTGATGGCAAAATAACAAAAGAAGAGTTAGATAAAAAAATAAATGAAGTTTTATGAAGAATTTTGATTTATTTGGAAATGAAGTTATTGAACCTAATAGTTTAAAAAGAAAATATATTATTCCTCCATTTTCTATATTTGATACCGCAAGTGGCGATTGGCAAAATAGAAAAAACAAATGGAAATCATTAGGCATTGAAAGCGAGGTTGGTAGACAAAATAATAATTCTTATCAGAGAATGACTGGTAGTAGAGAATTAATAAATTTAAAATCTAATAAAACATCTACAATAAGAATAAGAAGAGATGGAAAAGATATTACTAAAAATCCTTACGTTTCAATATTTGACCCAGTGTTGTGTGAAATAATTTATAATTGGTTTGCAATACCTAATGGAACAATACTAGACCCATTTGCGGGTGGTAGTGTAAGAGGAATTGTTGCTAATTATTTAGATTATCAATATACTGGAATTGATTTAAAAGAAGAGCAAATATTATCTAATCAAAGCCAAGCATTAAAAATAATACCAGATAAAATACCAGAATGGATAGTTGGAGATAGCTATACAGAATTAGATAAATTTGATAGAACTTTTGATTTTATTTTTTCTTGTCCACCATATTACAATTTAGAAGTTTATTCTAACGATGTAAAAGATTTAAGTAATATGGATTATCTTAATTTCTATATTGCTTATAAACAAATTATTACAAAGTGTTGTAAGTTATTAAAAGATAATAGATTTGCTTGTTTTGTTGTTGGAAATATAAGAGACAAAGATGGTTTTATGATTGATTTAGTAGGGATGACTGTAACACTCTTTGAACAGTGCGGATTAAATTTTTACAACGAAATTATACTAAAAAATCAAGGAACAACCGCTGGTTTAAGAGCAGATAATAATATGATTTATAAAAAAGTCGTTAAAATTCATCAAAATGTTCTAGTATTTTGTAAAGGAAATCCTAAATTTATCGACTAACTCTTACCTAACTCTTAAAATAAATAAAAAAAAGACTTGCAGGGTATTGTATAAATCCTTACTTTCCTACTGTGAATATCAAAAAAAACAGACAAGGAGATAAAAAAGTGAATACAAAAGGTAAATTTAACGAGAATAGAGGTTTTGGAGTTGAAATAGAATTCATCAGACCTAGTAATGTTTCTAAGCAAGATATATGTGATGCTCTTACAGTTGGTTGTGAGGTAGAGGGATATAATCATATCACTAGACCACATTGGAAAATTGTTACTGATTGCTCAGTAAATGCAAATGACAATCAATGGAGTAGGGGTTTAGTTGGAGATAATGAGATTGTTTCTCCAATCCTTTATGGTGAGAATGGTTTTGAGCAGTTAAAGAATGTTTTAAATGTTCTTAACGAAGTAGGTTGTGAAGTAAACTACACTTGTGGTATACATGTTCATCATGATGTTACTAATAAGATGGTTGAGGGTAAGAAGCAAGGCGAGAAGTTCTTAGCTAACCTTATCAAATTTGTTGCTAAGTATGAGCATCTAATTTATAAGTTAGTTTCTCCATCAAGATTGGATGGTAGAAGGTATAGCACACCAGTTAGACGAGAGTACTTTATGCTTGGTAATGTAACTAAAAACAATGTTGCTCAAATGGTTGCAAGTGTAAAAGAAGATTGTAATAGAAAATATGGTAATGCAAATGACACTAGTATTGATAGTGGTCAAACTTATCCTCATGTACAATCACAAAGAGCTTGTGGTCTTAACTTTCGCAATGTTTGGACAAGAGGTTCTGTTGAGTTTAGGTATCACAATGGTTCTTTAAATTTCGATAAAATTGTTTCTTGGATTGTTCTTACTCAAGCTATAGTAAACACAGTTGAAGATACAAACAGTGTTCAAATGAACTATGTTCCTAATGATGTTGATAGAGGTTTTTGGAGATTTAGAAAAGCTATCGGCTTTGTTGTTTGTGATACAGACGAAGTAACTAAAAAGGCTAGTTCTTATTCTTTAAAAAGATTCAAAGAGTTGAGCAATAGAGAAGTAGACTATAGAGTTAATACACAGTATTCTTATGTTCAAGATGGTTTAACAACAAATCAAGTGGAGGCTTAAAATGTGTGGATTAGCTGGAGTTATTCTAAAACAAAAAACTAGAGACAATGAGACCCTTAATCGGGTCTCAAAGTCTTTTTCTAAAATGCTTACAGAAGCAGATATTAGAGGCGGTCATGCAACTGGATTTGCTTTGATTGATAAGTATGGAGACTATATAATATGTAAGAAACCAAAAGATGCTTATGAGTTCTTTGGCGATAACGAAGTTCAAGATAATATTGATTTGGTTTACGATGGTATCACTACAATGATGGGTCATACTAGATATGCAACATTAGGTTCGCCATCAATTAATAGTAACAACCATCCAATTAGGGCAGGTCAAACTATAGGCACTCACAATGGTTCTATATCTAATCACAAAGAGTTGTTTCATAAATACGATATGAAGAGATATGCCCAAGTTGATAGTGAGGCGATATTTAGATTGTATGAGACCTCTGGAAGCGTAGATGAGTTTTTAGATGATAGATTACCAAAAGTTCAAGGTCGTGTTGCGATTGTTTGGGCGGATTTAGAACAACCAGATTACGTTTACATGGTAAAAGCTAACAATCCAATTCAGATGATTTATATTCCAGAGTTTGATTGCTATGCTTATGGTAGTACCGATTCAATCATAGATGCGGGATTCTGGAGCGAATATGAGCGTATTACGATAGAACCTAACACAATGGTTAGGATTAATACTAAGACACTTAAGATTGATACAAAGAAGATTAAAATAAAAGAACCAAAGCCAAGAAGATATTCGTTCTACGATTCAAAGATTGGAGCGTACAAAGACAAACCACAAACAGTTGATAGATTCGTTCCGAGGTTTTCGTATAGCGACCAATTAAAAATGTTCAAAGCAAATGATGGTTCAACGATAAGGAAAATAAAATGACAACAGACGTATTCGTATATGGTACACTAAAAAAAGGTGGTGGCAATCATCACTTTATAAAAGATAGTGATTTTGTTAGGCACGAGATTTTAAAAGACCATGCAATGTATAAACCAAATGGATTTAGTTTTCCATTGCTTATACAAAGCAAGGGCGATAAAGTTTATGGAGAAGTCTATCGTGTAACTAGTACAACATTAGCTAAATTAGATATGCTTGAAAGCGAGGGATATTTATACACTCGTGTTAATGATTCTGAATTAGGATTTCAATATTATCTTTTTAATAAAGAATATGGAAATGTTGTTTGGGATGAAGAGCGTGATAAAATAACTAATGGATATTGGAAAACTCAAAGAGAAGTTAATTTGAATTTAATAATAGACAATCGTAATTATACAGACAAAGCGGATAAATTAGTATTCCACATGAGGTTTTTTGATGGACAACGAGCCCCGACAAATAAAATCTATATGGATTTAGTAAAGAGAAGAAGTCATTTAGATTTAAACGTAGAAGATGAGGAAGTATTTTTAAGAGATTGTATAATAAATGGAGTGGTTAGTGAGTTTAGAGAGCCATCGCATAAGTTCTATAATATGTAATATTTGTGAAAAAAATGTTACGCTTGTAGATAGGCAAGATAAAGGAAATGAATCCAGGTGGATTTGTGTTAAATGCAAAGAGAAATATCCGACATGGAATTAACAGAATGTTTAGTAACAATATTATCGTTTGAAGAGTTTGAGGAGTTGTTAGCTAAAGTTGGAACTGATGAAGCAACTGCGATGGAGTTAATTCAAGCGATAGCAAAGATAAATGGAGACTACCTTTATAAAGCAAAAGCCTATGGTCTTGCCTAAAGTAAAACACAATTTTTTATATCATGCGGAAATAATGTATGAAACCAAAGATGGCTTTGATTATAAAAGTGCGGTTGGGAATACGCTTAGAAGTTTACTAAACGATATAGATATAAGATTAAAACAATTAGCTAATAGAAATCCTAAAATAATTCAAGTATTATATAAGCCTCAAAGGAAGTCAATAAACATTACCGCAAAGGTTCTTGCCATGCGGAAGATGAAACCTTATTATAGCTCAAATTAGACCTCTTTAAACCCTACTCTGGGTTTTAATATTTATCTAAAATAACCACTTTCAATAATTTTAAAAGTGTTTTTAAATTATATCTGAACAAAAATGAGGTTACTTATGCCATATCATTATGGAAAACGCAAAACAAAAAAGAAGGGCAAAAAGTCTAAATCAATGAAATCTAAAAAGAAGAGATTTGGCAAAAGCAAATAAAACTTCTCTCAAAGCAGAATTAGTTGGCATAAAAAATTTAAAGATTGCTGGAGCATGGCGGATTGAATTTGATGTATATGAATTTGAAACAGAAGCAGTAAAAGATTTAATGGATATGTTAAACAAACCAGTGGCGTTAGGATTAGTACAGATAGATGAGTAAGCAAACGCAAAGCAAACGCTCTAATCATAAAAGTAATGGGGATTTTGCTAAAGGAAATACGTTAGGGAATAGGTGGAAAAAAGGACAATCTGGCAATCCAAAAGGGTTAAGAAGCCCATATACTGATTTAATAAAAGAGCTTAGTCTTAAAAAAGTAGATGGTAAAGAACAACGATTAGCAATCATGAATAAACTATTTGAATTAGCAAAGCGTGGAGACATGAAAGCAATCCAGTTCATTGTGGAAAGATTAGAGGGCAAAGCATTAGAACGACAAGAGCGAACAAATAAAAACGAACCAATACAAGTTATGGTTTTACAGGAGTAATATATGGCAAGAATATCACCAGCAGTTTCTAAACGATTGGGAGCTTTAGCAAAAAAAAATAGAATTAGTAAGTCATCACTTACGCAGGTTTATCGTAGGGGTTTAGGAGCTGCAGTTAGTTCTGGAACGAGGAAGGGAATGACTCCATCTAGTTGGGCAAGTGCAAGGGTTAATAGTTTCATTAAGATTGTAAAAGGTCAAAAAGCAATCAAGCATGACCCAGTATTAGTTAGGAAAGAACGCAAAAGACGTAGAAAAAAATGAGAAGAAGAAGAACAAAGAAGAAGATGAATAGAAGAGTTCCAAAGGATAGGACTCAGAAAACAGTTCCTAAAAAATATCTATCTGGAACAAAAGGAAGTGCAAGAACTCAAAGGGCTAAAGATATAGCAAGAATGCAAAGACTATACAAGGCTGGTAAAAAAGTTCCTAAATCATTATTTAAAAGAATATTCGGATGATTGAGTGGACACTAGACGCAACAAGAAAAAAGATACTCATGGACAAAAGCAGATTCAAAGTTCTGGTCTGTGGTCGCAGATGGGGCAAGACTATTCTATCTCTTATGTATTTATTGAAAGACCCATTCCAAGCAAACGAAAGAAGATATTTTATAACGCCTACCTACCGCATGGGTCGCACTATAGTTTTTCCAGTTCTGAGAAGAATGTTTACACAGTTCAATGGAGCAAAGCTAAATGAAACTGAGATGTCTGTTAGGTTTGAGAATGGTGCAGAGTTTGCGGTCAAAGGTGCAGATAATGAACACGCATTGCGTGGTGTGGAATTAACAAAAGTGGTAATGGATGAGATGGCATATATTAAACCTCATGTTTGGGAAGAGATTGTTTATCCTATGTTAGCAACAACTAAAGGTAGTGCATTGTTTATTGGCACTCCATCTGGATATGATATAATGTATGATTTATACTCAAGAGGTCAGAGTGAACCAGATTGGAAGTCATGGCATTTTAAAACAATAGATGGTGGCTTTGTATCTGCGGAAGAAATAGCACAAGCTAAAAGAACAATGGATGCTACTGTATTTAGACAAGAGTTTGAAGCATCGTTTGAAACAACTGGCAATAGAGCGTGTTGGAATTTTGATAGAAACATTCATGTCAAACAAGCAAACGAATTAAGTAGTTATAAATGGTGGGGTTGTGATTTTAATGTTGATTATATGTCGGCAGTATTAGCATGTCAATATACAAATGGCACAATTCATTATTACGATGAGATAAGATTAAAGAATAGTAATACTGAACAAATGGCTAGGAAGATGAAAGCGATTGAGCCTAACATAGAAGTATACCCAGACCCTGCGGGTTCTGCAAGGTCTACGACTTCTAATCGTTCAGACCATCACATCCTAAGAGATTATGGTTTTTTAATTCGTGCTAAAAAAGCACACCCAAGTCATATAGACAGATTGAACGCATTAAATAGAAAACTATTAGATGCGGAGGGTAATGTAACAATGACCATTGACCCTAAGTGCAAATACTTAATAAAAGATTTAGAGCAAGTGCAGAGAGATAAAAAGGGGGGCATCGATAAATCTAACATGGAGCTAACTCATTCACTGGATGCTTGTAGCTATGCAATAGCATATAAGTTTCCAGTAATTAGTAAAGCCTCAAGAATAATGAAATGGTAAGATATGTATAATTTTGGCAGAACAGTTAATCAAGTCGTAATACCCGAATTGTCTGAACAGATAATTTTAAAAACAGTTGCAAAAGCAGAATTAGAATTTAGAGAAAAAGAAATGGCAGAGCGTAAGACTGCCATGGATTTTTATTTTAATATCAATATGGATAAACATATTGAGCAATATTTTTCTAGTGAATCATTGCAACAGATACCAACATTTCCTAGTAAAGTAGTTCCAAGGTTTGCAAGAGCTAGAATGATGCTATATAAAACGCCACCTAAAAGATTAATTGGCGGGGAAGTTAATGATGATTATAATAATATTGCTTACATGTTAGATAGCACAACAAAACAGTTCAGTGAGTTAGCTTGGTTGTTAGGTGGTTGTCATTTTAAATCAAAGTATAATGAACGTAGACAAAGATTAGAATATGAGATACTTCCATTTGTAAAAGAATATTATTTACATGGAGATTCTGAACCTTATGGATATAGTTATGAAATAGATAAGGGAAATAATAAGAATAGACAATTTGTTTTTTGGTCTGAAGATAGAGATGGGATGCAAGGTATGCATTTTAGGTTTGACCAAAAGGGTAAAAGATATGCGGTAAAAGGCAATGAAGAAATGATAAACCCCTATGGTATTGCACCCATATCAAAAGTAATCTACCCATCTTCTAGTTACGATGTTATAAGAAGTGCGGTACAGATTGGAATTGCAATGACAGAAATCGCATTGAGCGTTAGAAATAGATTAGGACAACCAGTATTTACTGGAATAGATGAGGGTCAATCAGTTATTAAATCTGGTATTGACTCCGCTATAATCCTGCCAGAGGGTGGAACATTTGATTACATTTCTCCAAGTGGTGGACTAACTGAAATGATTGAAGGTGTAAAATTATTTGCTAATCAGACCGCAGAAAACAATCATCTTAGAATTAGATGGGGCGAGTCTAGTGGTAACGCTCCAAGTGGAGAAGCATTAAAGATATTAGAAATTGAAAATTTAGAATCTCGTGAAAGTGATATTCCTTATTTTAAAGAGTGGGAACAAACCAGATTTATGATTGATAGAAGAATATTAGAAGTTCATAATGTTATGAATCTAAGTGAAGATTTATCTATTGACTTTGGAGATGTTCAATATCCTATGAGTGCAGAGGAAGAGATAAAGGTTTTACAATGGAAACTAGATAATGGTATAATGACCAAGCGTGATTTGTTATTATACTATAACCCAGACATGAGTGATGAAGAACTAGAAATGAAACTTGGTGAGGTGCAAGAAGAACGAAACCAAGAGGTGCAACAACAAAGAGAAGCACAACAACCAGTAAGTCAAATTGAAAGAATACTAAATGCCTAATGATATAGATAAAGCAGTAGAATCTTTCATGTCTAGTATTCAAAAGATAGAAGATGAGTTGAAAGATGATTTAGAAAAATTAGCTTTTAAAATGAAAGATATGACAGAAACAGAATTACTTAAAACGACAAGAAGATTAAACTTCTTACAAGAGTTAGTTGAAAAAGGTTATGGCGATGAGATAAATAATCTAATGAGTGAGTATGATGTTTTATTGGCACAAGCAGTAAGAGAAGCAAAGAGAAGAGGAATACCGCCATTAAAATCTGAAACAGTTGAAGCATTACAACAGTTAAAAGATTTAGACACAGAAACATTGTTAGGTCGTGCAAATAATTTTAGTAATGATTTAAAAAAACTACTGTTTACAAATATCTATAGTGGAACAAGTATATCAGAAATAGTTTCACAATTAGGACAAACTAATCTGGCTACATCACAATTAAATGTGGCGGTCAATACTGGACTTAGGCAGTTTAGTGATTTTAGTAGATATAATATATTTAAAGGGGAAAATGTTAGATGGACTTATGTAGGGCCTCAAGATTCTAGGACAAGACCAGAGTGTCAATCCACCAATAATAATGAACCTACAAATGGATATACAGAGGCACAAGTTAATGGGTCAGATACTCCATTTGGCGTGAGGGGCGGTTTTAACTGTAGGCATAGTTGGATGGTGTTATGAAGTTATTTAATGTGGTTAAGACAACATCTACCGATTGGAAAATATTAGGTGGTAAACTAGCAACTAGAATTGTAAAGGATGCGGATAATGGCATTAGCCAAGATAAAGATGGTAAAAGATTTCCAAGTTATACAGTAAACTATGCTTTATTGAAATCACAAGGTAAAGCGGGATTAAAAGGTGTCTCTAAAGATAGACAAGTATCGCCACCTAATCTTAGATTAACTGGTAAGATGTTAGATTCAATTAAGGCTCAAAATGCTAAATCAACAAGCGTAGAAATATTATATGCAGATGGAGAAAAAGTAATTGGTCATTCTAAAAAAAGAGGTAAGAAACCTAAAAGGAATATTATCGGATTGAATGATAAGAATCAACAATTTGTAGAAGATTATTTTTCTAAAAAAATAGAAAATAATATTTTAAGATATGTAGCAAAAGATATAAAAATAAATTTGGATATTTTATAATGGCTAGAAAAAAAGACCCAAGATTAAAAAGGGCAGGTGTTACTGATTTTAACAAACCAAAAAGGACTCCAAACCACCCAACTAAATCACATATTGTGGTTGCAAAAGAGGGTAGTAAAATCAAGACAATTAGATTTGGTCAACAAGGTGTAAAAACAAATCAGACTGTAGCTCAAAGGAAAGCGTTTAAATCTAGGCATCGTAAAAATATTGCAAGGGGTAAAATGTCTGGAGCATACTGGGCTAACAAAGTTAAATGGAGTCCAAGCAAAACTAGGAGAAAATAATGAAAATAAAAGGTGTAGTTGTAGATGGTCTAAATAAAAGACAAATAGGTGCAATGAGAAAACATGCAAAACATCATACGCAAAAGCATTTAAGAAGTATGGTTACTTCTATGAAAAGGGGTAAAACATTTACTCAATCACATACTATTGCCATGAAAAAAGTTGGTAAATAGTAATGATTTTTAATAACAAAAATGGAGGACAGAATGTCTGAAGTAAAATCGGGGATTACAGTACAAAAAGAAGTACCTAACCCAATGCAAGATAATGCAAAAGAGGTGGCAACTGATAGCCAAACACAAGAAACCGAATCTAGCCCAGAAGTCGGAAACTTGATTGCAGAGAGCAAAAAGTATAGAAGTAGGGCACAACAAGCAGAAGATTCTTTGGCTAAACTTCAAAAGCAATTAGAAGCTGATAAAGAGGCACAGATGGCAGAGCAGAATAAATGGCAAGAACTTGCAGAACAACGAGGTTTAAAACTTCAAGAGCAAGAACCAATTATTGAAACTGCAATGAAGCAACTTGAAGGAATGAGGGAAGAAATCTTAGCTGATATGAGTGAAGAAGATAGAGAAGCGTTTGGTGATTTACCACTAGATAAACTTAAACTTCTTCATAGTAAATTAAATAATCAATCAACGCCAGATGTAGTACCTACAGATGGAACTCCCGCTAGAAGTGCAAACCCAGACAATAAAAGTTGGGTTGATATGTCTAATGAAGAAAGACGTTCTAACTGGGGTTCTATTTTAGATGCTTATCGTAGGCGATAATATAGGGGTCAATGATGGCTAAAATGTATCAAGGTGATGCAACAACCACCACTACAGACCAACACTTTATACCAGAAATTTGGTCAGAGGGAATCTATAAATACTTTGAAAGAAAATCAGTTCTTAGAGGTCTTGTAGATGATTTCTCTGCGGTATTTAGTGGGGCTGGTTTTGGTGATGTATTGCATATTCCAGAAATTAGTTTAATAAGTGCAAGTGATAAGTCTGCGGGTGCTGATGTGTCTTATGATGCAACTGCAACTACAGAAACTCAGTTGACTGTTAATAAACATAAATATGTTGCAAAATTATTTGAAGATGTGGCAGAAATTCAGTCCAATGTAGACATGGTTGCTAAGTATTCTCAAATGATGGGCGAAGCTCTAGCAAGACAAGTAGATGCAGATATTTTTACTGAACTATCTAGTTTAGAAGATTCTTTAAATTTGTCTGATGATGATACTTTGACTGCTGCGAAGTTTGAAGAAGCACTTGCAACATTAGGCGAAAATGATATTCCTTACATGGATGGAGAAGTCTCAATGGTTGTCAATCCAACACTATTTGCAGACATACTAAATCCATCAGCGGGTATTGCTCAACACTTTATCAGAAATGATGCGGTTGGCGAAGGTAATCGTGGATTGCGTTCTGGTATGGTAGGTTCTTTATATGGAATAGACGTTTATATGTCTAATTCTTTTGGAACTGGTGGTAATGCAAATACAATCTCTGGTGCTATTTTTCATCGCACTGCTTGTGCTATTGCAGTACAACAAGAGGTTCGTGTACAATCAGAATATTCAATCGATGCGTTAGGAACAAAAGTTGTTGCTGACTTATTGTATGGCGTAAAGAGAATTGATGACACTGATAATAAGCGTGGTATTAAAATCAGAAACAAAGACTAATTAGTCTTGACTTAATAAATGGGGCATGATTCGCTCTGCCCCATATTAAAAAGGAACATCAAATGCAATATTGGAAAAATTTTAAAAATAATAGGCTTGAAAGAGTCGAAGATGAACAAGCTAAAAAACACCCAGAATTAATCGATTTATATGCTAATCAAGGTTATGTTCAAATAATGGGAGAAGATGACGATACGCCTTATTCTAAGCCTAAAAAACGCACATATAAAAAGAAAAAGAAAAGCAAGAAGTAATACTTTCAAAAACTTTACTATTGTTTTTAATTTTTAATTGTAATTATAACTCATTCACGCTAGTCATAGCTTAGAGAGGAAGAGAAAATGGCAAACGTACATCAATATACAGTTCAAGAAGCATTAAACACAACAGTTGGCGGAGAGTGGTCGGTATCGTCTGCTGGTACTGCTGGTTCTAGTGCAGACGTAAATAACACAACACATCAATCAATAAAAGAAAAAACTGGAACTATAGGAGTTTATAGTGCGGTAGAAATATTTTTTAATTTCACATCTAGTGAAACGAATGTAAATGCTTCAAACGATTTATTAATTCCCAAAAACACACTCACATTTATAACAGTTCCAAGAGGGTTGGGTTCAACTATATTCTTTAATTATAACTCAACATCAACAACTACTGGAGCAGTTAGGATAGTAGAATGTTAAAAGGAATGGTTAGTTCAATAGCTACTGGTCTAGCTAGTGGTGGAACAGTAGATGGCGATTTAGTAATAACTGGCGATTTTAAAGTTGAGGGTGCTGGTAGTTTTGCATTTGATGAAATTGTTGAAGGAACAATGCAAATTATTGGAGACTTATCATTAGAAGAAACTAGTTCTTCAAGTGGCATATTAAAATTTAAAGATACAGACCAAGCACTTCTTGGTCAAATAGGTTTAGCAAGAACAACAAATGACATAGCAACTGGCTCTGCAAATCTTGATTTAGTCTCTAGGCTTGAATTTAATGGTAAGTTTATGTGGAGTCAGCAAAACACTAATCGCATGACACTTACAAGTACTGGACTTGGCATCGGTACAACCTCGCCAGCAACTCAGTTGCATTTAAATGGCACAGACCCATTAGCAAGATTTCAAGTTTCATCGGGTAATAATTTTGGTGGTATAGAATTTTATAATAATAGCGGTGCTTTGGCTAGTAAGATTGGAAACTTTGGTCATACTCAAAATTTATATTTTAATGTTCAAGGTAATGACAATGCTATTTTTCACTCTACTGGAAATAAATTTTTTAAAGATATTGAAATAGAAAATCAATTTCCAAAAGTTATTTTTGACGATACACAAGGCGGTGCAATGCAAATTGCATCTAATGCTGGAGATATTAGAATATCTCAAAGT